ATGAGCAGAAAAACCCAACGTTACTCTAAAGAGTTCAAAGCCGAAGCTGTCAGAACGGTTCTTGAAAATCAACTTTCGATCAGTGAAGGCGCTTCCCGATTATCTCTTCCTGAAGGCACTTTAGGACAATGGGTTACCGCCGCCAGAAAAGGGCTCGGTACTCCTGGTTCCCGCACGGTGGCTGAACTGGAATCTGAAATTCTGCAACTGCGTAAGGCGTTAAATGAAGCTCGCCTTGAGCGAGATATATTAAAAAAAGCAACAGCGTATTTTGCACAGGAGTCGCTGAAAAATACGCGTTAATCGAACAATGGCGACAACAATTTCCCATTGAAGCGATGTGTCAGGTATTTGGTGTATCCAGGAGCGGTTATTACAACTGGGTACAGCATGAACCCTCAGACAGAAAACAAAGTGATGAGCGGCTAAAACTGGAGATTAAGGTGGCACATATCCGCACTCGCGAAACATATGGAACCCGGCGGCTCCAGACGGAGCTGGCAGAGAATGGCATCATCGTTGGTCGTGACCGACTGGCACGTCTTCGTAAGGAGCTAAGGCTACGCTGTAAGCAGAAACGCAAGTTCAGAGCGACTACGAACTCGAACCACAATCTGCCAGTTGCGCCAAATCTGCTGAACCAGACGTTCGCTCCTACAGCACCAAATCAGGTCTGGGTGGCGGACCTGACGTATGTTGCCACACAGGAGGGATGGTTGTACCTCGCTGGCATCAAAGATGTTTATACGTGCGAAATTGTCGGCTACGCCATGGGAGAGCGCATGACAAAAGAGCTGACAGGTAAAGCCCTGTTTATGGCGCTCAGGAGCCAGCGCCCACCTGCCGGGCTAATCCACCACTCTGATCGAGGTTCACAGTACTGCGCATACGATTACCGGGTCATACAGGAGCAGTTTGGTCTGAAAACATCAATGTCGCGTAAAGGTAACTGTTACGACAACGCTCCGATGGAAAGCTTCTGGGGAACGCTGAAAAATGAGAGCCTGAGCCACTATCGTTTTAATAACCGGGATGAAGCCATCTCAGTAATACGGGAATACATTGAGATTTTCTACAATCGTCAGCGTCGTCACTCTCGTCTGGGGAATATCTCCCCGGCAGCCTTCAGGGAAAAATATCATCAGATGGCTGCTTAAAAAAAGAACAAATGGTAGTGTCCGCTATTGCCAGTACACCTCAGTATCTGATATCCCAAAAAATGAAACCGCGCCGGAAGCTGAACCATCTGTAGAGCGTGAGGGGCCGTTCTACTTCCTCTTCACCGACAAGGATGGCGAAAAATACGGTCGCGCAAACAAACTTTCTGGTCTGGATAAGGCGCTGTCTGCTGGGGCTACTGAAATCACGAAAGAAGAATATTTCGCCCGCAAAAACGGTACATACTCAGGTTCACAACAAAATACTGGTGCATCTGACACGACCGCACAACCAGGGTCAGTAAAAGTTACCGCTGACGAAGTAAACAAAATTATGCAGGCAGCCAATATCAGCCAGCCTGACGCCGATGAACTGCTTGCAGTATCACGTGGTGAATTTGTTGAAGGGATTAGCGACCCGAATGATCCGAAATGGGTTAAGGGGATCCAGACCCGCGATTCTGTGAACCAGAACCAGCAAGAAACGGAACAGAACGACCAGAAAGCGGAACAAAACAGCCCAAATACGCAACAAAACGAGCCAGAAACGAAACAACCTGAACCAGTAGTGCAACAGGAACCGGAAAAGATCTGCACCGCCTGCGGTCAGAGCGGTGGCGGCAACTGCCCTGATTGTGGTGCGGTGATGGGTGACGCAACATACCAGGAAATATTCGATGGAGAGAATCAGCCTGAAGTTCAGGAAAATGATCCGGAGGAAATGGAATGTACTGCACATCAGCACAAGGAGAACACTGGCGGCAATCAGCATCATGCCAGCGATAGTGAAACTGGCGAGGCGTCAGATCCCTTAATTAAGGCGAACGGTCATCATAATCTCACATCCACCAGCAGAGCGGGGATTCATCTGATGATCGATCTTGAAACCATGGGAAAAAATCCCGATGCCCCGATTATCTCAATAGGTGCAATATTTTTCGATCCGCAAACCGGAGATATGGGACCGGAATTTAGTAAGACTATCGATCTGGATACTGCTGGCGGAGTCATTGATCGGGACACCATTAAATGGTGGCTTAAACAATCACGCGAAGCGCAATCTGCCACTATGACCGATGAAATCCCGTTAGATGATGCACTGTTACAATTGCGGGAATTTATCGACGAAAACTCCGGTGAATTTTTTGTTCAGGTCTGGGGTAATGGGGCCAACTTCGACAACGTGATTTTACGCCGTTCATACGAACGACAGGGTATCCCCTGCCCGTGGCGCTACTGCAACGATCGCGATGTACGCACAATCGTTGAGCTGGGGAAAGCCATAGACTTCGATGCCAGAACGGCTATTCCATTCGAAGGTGAGCGCCATAATGCACTTGATGACGCCCGTTACCAGGCAAAATACGTTTCAGCTATCTGGCAAAAACTGATCCCGAGTCAGGCTGATTCTTAATGTTCAACTGTCGCCGGTTGTGACTGGTATTCTGCAACCGGCGCTCGTCTGATGTAAGAGATAAAGAAATCGATGAGCGAAGTAATCATGATTGTCTCTCCCGGCAAATGGGTATCCGAAGAGCAGTTAATTGCGCTGAAAGGAATAAAAAAAGGTACGTTAAAAAAGGCCCGGGAAAAATCGTTTATGGAAGGAAGGGAATATAAGCATGTCGCTCATGACGGTATGCCATGGGATAACAGTCCATGCTTTTACAACCTGGAAGAAATTGATCGCTGGATTGAGCGCCAGGCATCAGCAAGACCAAGACGTCATCTTACTTGACTAAAAGCCACACTAACTAATGAGAGAAGTTGAAATGAAATATCCGACAGGCGTGGAAAACCATGGAGGGAAATTACGTATCTGGTTTGTTTATAAAGGCGTAAGAGTCAGGGAAAACCTGGGGGTTCCTGACACAGCAAAAAACAGGCGCGTTGCAGGTGAGCTACGCGCCTCTGTTTGTTACGCAATAAAAACTGGTGTTTTCGACTATGCAAAACAGTTTCCCTCCTCACGCAATCTGGAAAAATTTGGTGAGGCCCGACAAGATTTAACCATAAAAGAACTGGCTGAAAAATTTCTGGCACTGAAAGAAACTGAAGTCGCAAAAACATCACTCAACACATACCGTGCCGTCATCAAAAATATCCTGAGCATAATCGGTGAAAAAAATCTTGCCTCATCGATTAATAAAGAAAAATTACTGGAGGTTCGTAAAGAGCTACTGACTGGATACCAGATCCCCAAAAGTAACTATATTGTTACACAACCAGGGAGATCGGCTGTAACTGTAAATAATTACATGACAAATCTTAACGCCGTGTTCCAGTTTGGTGTTGATAACGGTTACCTGGCAGATAACCCGTTTAAGGGGATCTCGCCATTAAAGGAATCAAGAACCATTCCGGATCCTCTTTCGCGGGAGGAATTCATCCGTCTTATCGATGCGTGCAGAAATCAGCAAGCCAAAAATTTATGGTGTGTTTCTGTTTATACTGGCGTTCGCCCTGGTGAGCTGTGTGCACTTGGATGGGAGGACATAGATCTGAAAAATGGAACAATGATGATCAGGAGAAATTTAGCAAAAGACCGTTTCACGGTACCAAAAACACAGGCGGGAACCAATCGGGTCATTCATCTTATTAAGCCAGCAATCGACGCTCTCCGGAGTCAGATGACATTAACGAGACTGAGCAAAGAGCATATCATTGATGTTCACCTCAGAGAGTGAGGTGTACTGGCAATAGCGGACACTACCATTTGTTCTTTTTTTAAGCAGCCATCTGATGATATTTTTCCCTGAAGGCTGCCGGGGAGATATTCCCCAGACGAGAGTGACGACGCTGACGATTGTAGAAAATCTCAATGTATTCCCGTATTACTGAGATGGCTTCATCCCGGTTATTAAAACGATAGTGGCTCAGGCTCTCATTTTTCAGCGTTCCCCAGAAGCTTTCCATCGGAGCGTTGTCGTAACAGTTACCTTTACGCGACATTGATGTTTTCAGACCAAACTGCTCCTGTATGACCCGGTAATCGTATGCGCAGTACTGTGAACCTCGATCAGAGTGGTGGATTAGCCCGGCAGGTGGGCGCTGGCTCCTGAGCGCCATAAACAGGGCTTTACCTGTCAGCTCTTTTGTCATGCGCTCTCCCATGGCGTAGCCGACAATTTCGCACGTATAAACATCTTTGATGCCAGCGAGGTACAACCATCCCTCCTGTGTGGCAACATACGTCAGGTCCGCCACCCAGACCTGATTTGGTGCTGTAGGAGCGAACGTCTGGTTCAGCAGATTTGGCGCAACTGGCAGATTGTGGTTCGAGTTCGTAGTCGCTCTGAACTTGCGTTTCTGCTTACAGCGTAGCCTTAGCTCCTTACGAAGACGTGCCAGTCGGTCACGACCAACGATGATGCCATTCTCTGCCAGCTCCGTCTGGAGCCGCCGGGTTCCATATGTTTCGCGAGTGCGGATATGTGCCACCTTAATCTCCAGTTTTAGCCGCTCATCACTTTGTTTTCTGTCTGAGGGTTCATGCTGTACCCAGTTGTAATAACCGCTCCTGGATACACCAAATACCTGACACATCGCTTCAATGGGAAATTGTTGTCGCCATTGTTCGATTAACGCGTATTTTTCAGCGACTCCTGTGCAAAATACGCTGTTGCTTTTTTTAATATATCTCGCTCAAGGCGAGCTTCATTTAACGCCTTACGCAGTTGCAGAATTTCAGATTCCAGTTCAGCCACCGTGCGGGAACCAGGAGTACCGAGCCCTTTTCTGGCGGCGGTAACCCATTGTCCTAAAGTGCCTTCAGGAAGAGATAATCGGGAAGCGCCTTCACTGATCGAAAGTTGATTTTCAAGAACCGTTCTGACAGCTTCGGCTTTGAACTCTTTAGAGTAACGTTGGGTTTTTCTGCTCATTATTAGCTCCTTCTGATGCCATTCTATTTCAGGAAGGAGTGTCCGTTAAACTCAGGCTACCTCATACCTCAGTTTCCACTGCATCAGTTTGTGTTTCTGATGACTGGAGAACATCAACAGTGCCCAGGTCTGTTTCTTCATTCTCAAACACGCCCTTTGTCGTCAGGTATTCGCAGATATATTTGTTCAGTGCTACGGGATCTTTGTGAATGTCGATCGGACGTTCACGGACAAGGCCAAAAATAGTTTGGCGGTCGTAGCGAAGGGCATCAGGCTGTTTGCGCATTGATGCCGAGATACGCTTCCAGTCTTCGCGGCCGTTGTCGATAACTTCATTTTTTGCCCAGCGATGGATGCTGCCGTCAATGTTTCCGGCATCCACATCACCAGGCCAGAGAGCGTAGGCCAGTTCGTCATCCAGTGTTTTCCATGTCTGCTTGTATTCGCGATGAATGGCAGCAATGACCGGGCTGATTTTTCCTGTTGAATTTTCAGTGTACTGTTGATTGGCTCTGGCGCGGGCGAGATCAACAACAGACGTGTATTTTCCGGTTTCCTTGCGTTCACCTTCGCGACGTTTTTTCCAGATGCGCATCTCTGCCTGAATTTCGGGCCATTTAGCACCAGGAATACATTTATGCTTAACCCACCCAATGGCGTGCAACTTAAGCTCCGGACAAACGGCGGATGAACTGGCATTGATGTTCGGAATTACCTCCCGCCGTGCGAATTCATCTCTGGCGATGGCAATCAGCAAAGGGCGTCTGATTCGTGTGAATCAGGGCGGTAAATTTCGTTACCGCATACCGGGCGCTGATTTACCGGCAGAGCCGGAAGCGGCATCCGTAGCGGAAACGGATGGTAAAGCCTTTCCTCAGCCAGCAGGTGTTGCGTTACCAGTCCAGGAAACGACTACACGGGAAGATATTAAAACAGAAACTGTGGCGGACATTGTGCAGTCGTTGCCATCGTTTACTGAAACGCGAGCGGATGACCTGGTTTTACCATCGCTTCATATGGCAAACCGCGAACTGCGTCGGGCGAAAAGTCATGTCCAGAAGTGGGAGCGAGTCTGCGCCGCGCTGCGGGAGTTGAACAAGCACTGGGATATTGTTCGGCAGATTGTCGATTCATCCGGTCGTATTGTGTCGGAAAAGTGATAGCCGGAGGCGCTTATGGCGAAACCTTATACACACGAACAGCGTGAAGAACTGAAGGCCCGAATTATCGGGCTGGTACGCAAAAATGAACGCATGACGATATCACAACTGGAGAGAGCGACGGGAGCAGGCTGGCATTCAGTCAGACGTTGCCTTGTGGATGTACTGGCTTGCGGCGATTTATACATGCCCGGTAAATACGGTGTTTTTACATCAGAACAGGTGTATCGCGTATGGCGTAAGGCAGCGGAGAAAACAACCGACCAGACATTGATTCGAAAGTTACCAGACGGAGAAATACGCCGCTACGACAGACAACAGAACATAATCTGTGGCGAGTGCCGGAAGAGTGAAGTTATGCTGCGTGTACTGGCGTTCTATCAGGGCAATTTTCAGGAGGCGGTATTGTGAGTGAATTAGCTATCAGGCTTCAATTGTCGCTGGCATTCGCATCAAAGGAGAATGAGATGACCACTTTTACAAAAGAGCAGTTAATCAGTCATGTTAGTGAAAATGTAAAGGCGATGAAATTTGCAGTAAAACAGACAGCATTCAAAAATTCTCTCGAGGCAATTGAGTTGGATTTAGCACTGGCCCTTGTTGCTCAGGCTTCGCTGGAAGCAGAGCCCGTGCTTTATATGAATCGATTTACCGGAAAGACATTCTCACTGGAAGAGCAACCCGGTGCTGATAAGGAACCGGAAATATACGTGCCGCTATATGCTGCCCCGCCAGACAGCGCCGCCATGCTTCAGGCTGGAAACTTTCGGGAAAAGAAGGGTTCGTCAACCAATAATTTTCGGGAAATCTCGGAAACGTCAACCAACTATCCGGTAACTCTGGATGGTTGGATAAGCTGTAGTGAGCGAATGCCGGATGACGGTCAGCACGTAATTATTTTATGTGATGGCGCATTCGTTCTTTATGCGCAATATCGAGACGGTGAGTTTTTTGATGTAGTCCGTGATGGTGATGAATTTTTCGAAACACAGAGCCGCAATGTAACCGACTGGATGCCGCTACCAGAACCGCCGCAGGAGGTGCGCCAATGAACTGGCCTGAAGCATTTGCAATTACAGGCGTTGCTATGGCTATCGCTTTTTTAGTATATGTTATTTGTCGGTGGGGGTAAAAACGTTCGCCGGGATTAACACCAAAGGAGGGAATATGTCGGATGATATCTCACTGGCAATGGAAGGTGCGCTGGCTGTTGTTGCTGTTGTGGGCGTTTACTGCCTGGTTGTGTTTTTGATGGATCGACTAGGGAACTGAATTCATTACGATATGGGAATTCCCATATCGGGTAAAAACGGTTTGCGGTAAAGCGAGAGTTAAGTAGAATTGCTGCGGGTGCTTGAGGCTATCTGCCTCAGGCATGAACACCAAAAGGCAGACAGAGAAAAGCCCCAGTTAACATTACGCGTCCTGCAAGACGCCTAACATTAATCTGAGGCCAATTTCATGCTAGACACATGTAGGTTAGCCTCTTACGTGCCGAAAGGCAAGGAGAAGCAGGCTATGAAGCAGCAAAAGGCGATGTTAATCGCCCTGATCGTCATCTGTTTAACCGTCATAGTGACGGCACTGGTAACGAGGAAAGACCTCTGCGAGGTACGAATCCGAACCGGCCAGACGGAGGTCGCTGTCTTCACAGCTTACGAACCTGAGGAGTAAGAGACCAGGCGGGGGAGAAATCCCTCGCCACCTCTGATGTGTCAGGCATCCTCAACGCACCCGCACTTAACCCGCTTCGGCGGGTTTTTGCATTAGTCTGGTTGACAAAAACAGGAAAATGCGAAAGTATAAGGTTTGCGAATTCTAAAAAAAGCGAAACTTGAAATGAATGAAAATCAGTTAGCTCCTTGTTGGGAATTTCAACCTTATCTTGCTGAAAGCAATGTTCGCCAGTTGTTGGCGGAGATCGCTAACGTACTTGAGCAGTTGTACTATCATAAGCACGTATTAGACAGCAACTGGTCTGAAGGTGTAAGGGCTTATGATTGGGTCAGAAACCATCTTATTCAAAATGAAGGCGCAATTCCTGGTCTTAAGATGATTTCCAAGGGGTTGGACTATGTAGTTGCTTTAAATAAAGTTCCGCTACAATTTACCAAAGATTGCATTAATAACCCCAAAAAGAAACATCGCCTGCGTCGAAATAAAGTAGAGCATGAGCAGCTTTCATTGTTTGGTGATGTTGAGGCTGAGCAAGATATTACATGGCGAGTCATCGCGGAGCCATTTTTATCCGAAGAGGGAGATGGTGAATTAGAGTCCACACTGCCTCGTTGGGAAGTGGCTCTTGTTGGGTTTAATACCTATGGCGCTCAGATTAGTATGGTTTCTCATCAATCTACAGCATCAATGCCACTTATGCCCCTTGACGGTAACACACTCCCTGGCGAAGCGGAGATTAATAAGGTGTCTCTTCGTCGGCGTACGAAGGATAAAAATTTGGATGTGAGCAGTAATGGAACATCAGGTGAATAACTTCACTGAGTATCGAGGCGATAAGCTCAAACTAGCAAGAATGGCTGTTGGGCTTTCATGTGAAGAGTTGGCCGAAAAAATTGGCAAAACAAAGCAATTCGTTAGCAAATTGGAGAAGGGATTTAGGCCATCAGAGCAATGCCTGGAGTTAATAGCCTCAGCTCTTATGATTAAGTCCGATTTTCTATTTACTGAGCGAAAATATGCTCTGGAAAGCGATGTTTGCCATTTTCGGAGTAAGAAGTCCAGGACTCAAACGCTGACTAATAGTGTCTTGGCCAGGGCTGAGATTCTTAATATTATAATTTCTGCTGTTGAAGGTGAAATCGAATTCCCTGATGTCAACATACCAGAGCACCCAGGAACTGAATTACTTACCCCGAATGATATTGAGCGAGTGGCAGAAGATTGTCGCCGTGCATGGAATCTAGGTCTTGGCCCTATATCATCAATGGTGAAATTGGCGGAGAGTTTGGGGGTAATCGTTGCGCATGTTACGGGAGTCGATGATCGTGTTGATGCATTCACTGTTCACAATAACAGGCCTGTTATTATCAGGAACAATGTAAAAAAAAGCATATGTAGATTTCGCTCTGATTTAGGTCATGAGTTAGGGCATTTAGTAATGCATGAGGGCATAACTACTGGTGATAAACTTACGGAATCACAAGCTGATCACTTTTCTAGCGCCTTATTGGTTCCTAGGCTATCTTTCATTAAAGAGTTTCCACGAATACGAGGTAAGCAATTCGATTGGAGTGCTCTGGTTGAATTTAAGCTTAGATGGAAAATCAGCCTTAAAATGTGTATTTATCGAGCCAGTGCATTAGGACTATTGACCCAAGAGCAGGCAAGAACTGGCTATATGCATCTTAATTCTAGAGGGTACACGAGAGTTGAACCAGGTGATGAACTTTTGCGCCCTGAAGAACCAAGTATGCTGTCCGAAGCGATTGACATGCTGGATGATGTAACTTGGTTAAGAATTCTTATGAAAACTGGCTTGAGTCAAGATTTAATTCGTGAGTTGTTCTCCATCAATCGACCTATTACAAATCCAAGAAATATTTTTCAGATTGTTTGAGCATACCCGCTACGGCGGGTTTTGTTTTTTCCGGGCTTTCTGGTTTACAATCCGCACGTCAGCCTGAACAACTGGCACCTGCTGCGCCAGCAGAGACAACCGATGGCGCACGATACCAAATTACACAATTCTAATGATTCTGCCGCCTTTGCCCGCAGGCACGGGCGGCGTTCTCATGCATTCAAACCTGACTGGTTCCAGCATGCCCCCTGCACTGAAGAGCAGGCCGAGTGGCTGATTCAGAACTATCGCAGACGTGGGTATGAGTTTAGGAAAGCCCTCAGCCTCGACTTCCGACACTGGATCATCTCAGTCAGACTGCCTTACTCTGAACGCCCACCGCGTCCGTCCCGCACATTCCAGCAACGGATCTGGAGGTAACGTGCGGGTATTACTTCGACCTGTTCTGGTACCGGAACTCGGGCTGGTGGTCCTTAAGCCAGGTCGTGAATCCATGCAGGTATTTCACAATCCTCGAGTGCTGGTGGCGCCGGAACCAAAAAGCATGCGCGGTCTGCCGTCCGGCATCGTCCCTGACGTTCGCCAGCCGCTGGCGGAGGATAAATCATTACTGCCATTTTTCAGCGACGAACGGGTGATTCGTGCTGCTGGTGGCGCTGGCGCATTGTCTGACTGGTTACTGCGCCATGTTAAATCCTGCCAGTGGCCACACGGCGATTATCACCACAGTGAAACCGTCATTCACCGTTATGGCGCTGGCGCGATGGTGTTGTGCTGGCACTGCGACAACCAGCTGCGTGACCAGACATCCGAATCACTCGAGCAACTTGCTCATCAAAACCTGTCAGCATGGATGATTGACGTCATCGGTCACGCAATAAGCGGTACGCAGGAGCGTGAATTATCTCTGGCTGAATTATCCTGGTGGGCGGTCCGCAATCAGGTGGCTGACGCGCTACCGGAAGCGGTATTACGTCGTTCGCTGGGGTTGCGTGCGGAAAAAATCCGCTCAATGTACCGTGAAAGCGACATCGTACCGGGAGAGCAGACGGCCACCAGCATACTGAAGCAGCGCACTAAAAATATTGTGCTGCCGCATAACGCCCACCAGCAACAGAACCCACCACAGGAAAAGACGGTGGTCAGCATTGCCGTTGATCCGGAGTCTCCGGAATCCTTCATGAAACGACCTAAACGTCGCCGCTGGGTAAATGAGAAATACACACGCTGGGTAAAGACACAGCCGTGTGCGTGTTGTGGTAAGCCAGCGGACGATCCTCATCATCTGATTGGTCATGGTCAGGGTGGAATGGGAACAAAATCCCACGATATTTTCACGCTACCGCTGTGTCGGGAGCATCACAACGAGCTTCATGCGGATCCGCTGGCGTTCGAAGAAAAGCATGGTTCCCAGGTTGATTTAATTTTTCGTTTTCTTGATCACGCCTTTGCAACCGGCGTGCTCGGGTAAAAGAGGTTACTGATGCGTATAGAGTTTGTTTTGCCTTACCCGCCGACGGTGAACACCTACTGGCGACGTCGTGGCAGCACATATTTTGTATCAAAAGCCGGTGAGCGTTATCGCCGGGCTGTGGCGCTTATTGTTCGCCAGCAGCGGCTGAAATTAAGCCTGTCCGGACGGCTGGCAATAAAAATTATTGCAGAACCACCGGATAAGCGCCGCCGTGACCTGGACAACATTCTGAAAGCACCGCTGGATGCGCTGACGCATGCGGAAGTGCTCATTGATGACGAGCAGTTTGATGAAATCAATATTGTGCGCGGTCAGCCTGTGCCAGGTGGACGGCTGGGCGTGAAGATTTACGAAATCAGAGGTGGTAACGATGGCGCGTGATATCCAGATGGTTCTTGAGCGATGGGGGGCATGGGCAGCAAATAATCATGAAGATGTAACATGGCCCTCGATAGCTGCTGGTTTTAAAGGATTAATCCCGACTAAAGTGAAATCACGTCCTCAGTGTTCTGATGATGACGCCATGATAATTTGTGGTTGTATGGCACGATTAAACAAGAATAATCAGTATTTGCACGATTTGTTGGTGGATTATTACGTAGGTGGAATGACATTTATGGCTCTTGCACGTAAGCATAGATGTTCTGATGGGCTTATTGGTAAAAGGCTTTATAAAGCGGAAGGTATTATTGAAGGAATGCTTATGGCTCTGAATGTCCGGTTAGATATGGATATGCGGTAGGGATATATAGTGATGAGGGTTATGTTTTCTGTGTTTATAATTAACATGTTTATTTTTTTTGATGGTCATGTATTGTGGAAGGTAGATAAAATGTTGCCTGGTGAATTGAAAATATTGATAATCAATCTTCATCATTAAATAAAAGGAGTGCTTATGTGGATTGTGTTAGTACTGTCACTGTCAACTCTCAGTTGGCATAAGGTAGTGGCTTTTTCATTGTTGACGGTGTCTGTTGTCCTGGCTGTGCTTAATGATATTATTGATTGGTCGGTGTTATTTTTTGTTGCTACAATCGTTTTTTTTATTATTTTGAAGTTCAACTGGAAATATAACGCCTGGGCTAAATCTATATATGAAGTTGGCATAGTTTTATCAGCCATAGCATTATCTTTCCATCTATGGCCAGGGTTTCACAATCCTGTAGTGCTAAATTCTGTTACTGTTGGCCCTCAAAGCACTCCCTATACAATGTATTTTAATTTTGATAAAGCGCTGGTGCCATTTTTGTTAGTCCTGTGTACATCTTCTTTGTTTAAAAAAGAAGTAAAATCAGAAGTGTCTTTGTGGAAGTGGGGGGTTCTGTCGCTCTCTGTTCCTCTTATCCTGTTTTTGGCTGTTTTTTTTGGTGGATTAAAGCCAGAGATTCATTTTCCTGAGTGGTTGCCAGAGTTTATATTGGCTAATTTGTTTTTTGTGTCTCTGGCAGAGGAATCATTATTTAGAGGGTATATTCAATCACGGCTATCAGAAGTAACGTCTCCATTGGTTGCATTAATTGTGGCGGCTTTGTTGTTTGGTTTTTTTCACTATTCAGGTGGTGCTTTACTTGTATTATTTGCCACGTTATCTGGTGTTGTGTATGGATTGTCATGGATGTGGAGTGGGCGTTTGTGGGTTGCCACCCTTTTCCATTTTGGTTTGAATCTGTGTCACTTGTTATTCTTTACCTATCCATTTTTAAAACATAATTGATTTTTTCTATGGTTTTAAATTTATAAGACTGAAAAATAGCAGGACGTGACATTTGCATGAAAAATATGCACGGCAAAGCATTTACGTACGTAAAAAATCAGGTATGCTGTTAAGAGTGGTTATTTCGCCGCATAGCTTGACCCCGCCTCTGAGCGGGTTTTTTGTGCCCGCAAAGTAGCGCAGTGCGTTAAATGTGCTGGTAGTTATTAATACAGGTCTTTCAGCTTGCTGGCTTTTTCGACAAGAGTTATTGGTGTGTCACGTTAACCGGAAAGGGTAAAAAGACATGCTGAAACAGCAGGATATGACAGAAACCGCCAGAGTTGTGTTTGATGAATTAAGCGTCACCGAACCGGCGACGGTCGGGGAGATTGCGCAGAATACGTACCTTTCACGCGAGCGCTGCCAGTTAATACTGACCCAGCTGGTTATGCGGGTCTGGCAGACTATCAGTTCGGTTGTTACAGACGCCTTCAGTCCTGAAGGCTTTTTTATTTGTGGTAAATGGGCGGCTGGTGGGTGTTAGCGGCACCTGTCAGTCCTTTGCTTATGTGTTGATGATAATTTACCTTTTGGGGCTATAATTGAACTAACCAATTGCTAATGAAAGTAAAATTATAATGGTTGTTGTCTGTTCAGTTATCATGGTTTGCTCCCCAATTAATATTTTTCTTGAAAAGGATACGTTGTCACTTAAGCCCGGCTCAGTCGTTCTGGCCACCAAATGCATCAGGGCGCTTTTCCTTATGCATTATGGCAAAGTTAAAATTTTCGATATAAACCATTCCATAGTAAGTCAATATCTGGAAATTCAGCATAAGCTGACAAGAACTCATCTGACTGACGTTCCGCTTTATCTGTCACTGGAACCCAACAACCCTGCGTTGGCTGAGGCTTTAATTACCAGCCAGAGATTTTCCGGAGATACCACGGATATGTTTCTTATGATGGCATGCCTGTCGCTGTTTGAATCAGATGAACGGATATTATTATTTTTAAGTGGATGTTTATCCAGTATAAGTGCCAAAGTCAGGGCGATAATTCAGACAGATATATCAGCAAGCTGGACGCTTGGTGCGATTGCGTTACGCCTGCATATGAGTGAGAGTTTGTTAAAGATAAAACTGAAAAATGAAGGGCACATGTTCAGTCGCTTGTTGCTGGAAGAGCGGATGCGTGTTGCTGTCAATATGTTATGTTCCCGGCATGGATATGGACAGGCTGTAGCAGAAAAATGCGGTTATTCAAGCTGGTCCTACTTTATTTCTGTATTTCACCGCTATTATGGCTTCCCGCCAGACAGATATGTATCCAGGCAAGGGCTTGATTATTGATTTTCATCTGATTATTATTTTTTGACCCGGCCCTTTAGCTCAGTGGTGAGAGCGAGCGACTCATAATCGCCAGGTCGCTGGTTCAAATCCAGCAAGGGCCACCATCACATACCGCCATTAGCTCATCAGGAAAGAGCGCCAGCTTTCGAAGCTGGTTGCGCGGAGTTCGGGTCCCCGAAGGCGGTCCATTATCTGTATCCTGCGTTGTTAGCTCAGCCGGACAGAGCAATTGCCTTCTAAGCAATCGGTCACTGGTTCGAATCCAGTACAACGCGCCACACTTATTTTCCCTGGCTCGCTTTTGCGGGCCTTTTTTTTAAATGTCTCACAATTCAGGCGGTTGACTGTTGTCTGGTTTGCGGGGAGTTTGTTAAAAGAAACTGGCATGGTGAATCCCCCTGTGCGGAGGGGCAATCAGCGAGTAGGTATATGGGATAATCGCGGATTCAGGTGCTGGTACTGAATTCACCGGGAGGCACCCGGCACCATGCAATGGCACATAGCGCCACTCTCCAGCCCCTCTCCGGAGGGGCTTTCTTATGGACAAAAAAAGCCCGCGCAGGGAGACGCGGGCGGCAAGGAATAAACAACAAAACGTGAAGTAATATTTCAGCTGGCGAATAATATCCGACAGTAATCACTCTGCGCAATAGCGCGGCCTTTTTCGTATTGCGGGCTGTTGTCTCTCTTCTGCCATTGTCCTGTAACTTCCGGACTTCAGCCCGCTCCTCATTTTACTCACAATATTATCCCGGCCGGGAGGATTCATGGCATTTAAACACTATGATGTTGTCAGGGCGGCGTCGCCGTCAGACCTTGCGGAAAAGCTGACACACAAACTGAAAGAGGGCTGGCAGCCATACGGCGGACCGGTTGCCATTACGCCGTACACACTGATGCAGGCGGTGGCTATTGAAGGAGATCCACAGGTCGGCCCTTCATCTGAGCCGGACTGGTTCTACGTGGTTGTGCTTGCCGGACAGTCCAACGGCATGGCCTACGGTGAAGGGCTTCCGTTACCGGATTCTTACGATGCTCCGGATCCGCGCATTAAACAGCTGGCGCGCCGCAGCACGGTAACTCCGGGTGGAGAGAGTTGTACGTATAACGACATCATCCCGGCTGACCACTGCCTGCATGATGTGCAGGATATGAGTACGCTGAATCATCCGAAGGCAGACCTGAGCAAAGGGCAGTACGGCTGTGTCGGCCAGGGCTTACATATTGCCAAAAAACTGCTTCCGTATATCCCGAATAACGCGGGGATCCTGCTGGTACCATGCTGTCGTGGTGGTTCGGCATTCACCCAGGGCGCGGAGGGGACATTCAGTGCGGACACGGGGGCCAGCCAGGATTCGGCACGCTGGGGTGTGGGTAAACCGTTATATCAGGACCTGATTGCGCGCACTAAAGCTGCATTACAGAAGAACCCGAAAAATGTGTTGCTGGCGGTGTGCTGGATGCAGGGAGAGTTTGACATGAGCGCCGCCACCCACGCACAGCAACCTGCGCTGTTTACAGCCATGCTGACACAGTTTCGTGCTGACCTCTCCGTGTTTAACGCGCAGTGCCATGGTGGCAGTGCTGCAGATGTGCCGTGGATTTGTGGTGACACGACGTATTACTGGAAAAACACCTACGGCACGCAGTACAACACCATTTACGGGGCGTACAAAAACAGGGAGAGTGAGGGCGTTTATTTTGTGCCCTTCATGACAGACGGTAACGGTGTCAATACCGCCACTAACGCGCCGGCAGAAGATCCGGATATTCCGGCATCAGGATATTACGGTGCGGCATCGAGAACGAATGGAAACCAGGTATCATCAAACCGCCCGACACATTTCAGTTCATGGGCGCGCAGGAGCATTATTCCGGATCGTCTGGCAACCGCTATTCTGAACGCAGCCGGGCGCACCTCAGCCTTCATCAGTGGTAAGGCACCGGAAATCAAACCCTCGCCCGGCGGCAACACGCCATCGGGTCCGTCTGCAGATACGTCCGTTCGCACAATCTCCCTGCTGCCGGCAGCCGGAGAGGCTGCTGCGCAGGGCTGGAGCATTAAGGATGGCGGAATTCAGTTGTCGGGTGGTGTATTTAAGATCGCCAAGCAGAGCAATAAAACCTGGTCCCTGACGCATCCGGTGGATGACGCAATTACCCTGCTGACACAGGGCGGCAGACTGACCTGTAAGTTCCGCCTGTCAGGCGCACTGACCAACAATCAGTTCGGGCTGGGGATTTATCTGTATACGGATGCTCCCGTTCCTGATGGTGTGGCGATGACGGGTACCGGTAATCCGTTCCTGATGTCGTACTTCACTCAGACCACTGACGGCAGAGTGAATCTGATGCATCACAGGAAAGCCGGAAACACGAAGCTGGGGGAGTTCGGCGATTACGGTAACGACTGGCAGACGCTGGAGCTGGTGTTCACCGCCGGCAGTGCCACGGTTACTCCGAAACTGAATGGAGTGGCTGGCCCGGCATTCCAGGTTATAAAAGACAGTCTGACACTGGGACTGAATGCGCTGACGCTGACGGATGTTACAAAAAATGCAGCGTATGGCGTTGAGATAGAAAGTCTGGTGCTGGAGATAAATGCACCGGCAGCATAATAAAAAAAGCCAGCGCCCACTCTGAAGGACGCTGGCTAAAACGGGTAGATGTACTTCACATGATACTTATATCTGGCAGTACATTTTCTGACAGACAGTGACGGATGTTGTCAAGATATTGTGTCATTTATAACCTGAATCAGGGGTTGGTCGGAATGTTATCTGGCATTTTTAGCAGAGCCTGAATGCCATAATCACGGCTCCCGGCGTTGGCCGTCAGTGGGTGACACTGGCGGCTTTTTGTTTTCCTTTACTTTCATTTTCTGTCGGCGGTGACGGAGACATACATCAGATGGAAAAAATCACAACGGGTGTGTCATACACCACGTCAGCGGTGGGGACGGGATACTGGCTACTGCAGTTGCTGGACAAAGTCTCTCCGTCCCAGTGGGTGGCAATAGGTGTACTGGGGTGAGGTAGCCTGAGTTTAACGGACACTCCTTCCTGAAATAGAATGGCATCAGAAGGAGCTAATAATGAGCAGAAAAACCCAACGTTACTCTAAAGAGTTCAAAGCCGAAGCTGTCAGAACGGTTCTTGAAAATCAACTTTCGATCAGTGAAGGCGCTTCCCGATTATCTCTTCCTGAAGGCACTTTAGGACAATGGGTTACCGCCGCCAGAAAAGGGCTCGGTACTCCTGGTTCCCGCACGGTGGCTGAACTGGAATCTGAAATTCTGCAACTGCGTAAGGCGTTAAATGAAGCTCGCCTTGAGCGAGATATATTAAAAAAAGCAACAGCGTATTTTGCACAGGAGTCGCTGAAAAATACGCGTTAATCGAACAATGGCGACAACAATTTCCCATTGAAGCGATGTGTCAGGTATTTGGTGTATCCAGGAGCGGTTATTACAACTGGGTACAGCATGAACCCTCAGACAGAAAACAAAGTGATGAGCGGCTAAAACTGGAGATTAAGGTGGCACATATCCGCACTCGCGAAACATATGGAACCCGGCGGCTCCAGACGGAGCTGGCAGAGAATGGCATCATCGTTGGTCGTGACCGACTGGCACGTCTTCGTAAGGAGCTAAGGCTACGCTGTAAGCAGAAACGCAAGTTCAGAGCGACTACGAACTCGAACCACAATCTGCCAGTTGCGCCAAATCTGCTGAACCAGACGTTCGCTCCTACAGCACCAAATCAGGTCTGGGTGGCGGACCTGACGTATGTTGCCACACAGGAGGGATGGTTGTACCTCGCTGGCATCAAAGATGTTTATACGTGCGAAATTGTCGGCTACGCCATGGGAGAGCGCATGACAAAAGAGCTGACAGGTAAAGCCCTGTTTATGGCGCTCAGGAGCCAGCGCCCACCTGCCGGGCTAATCCACCACTCTGATCGAGGTTCACAGTACTGCGCATACGATTACCGGGTCATACAGGAGCAGTTTGGTCTGAAAACATCAATGTCGCGTAAAGGTAACTGTTACGACAACGCTCCGATGGAAAGCTTCTGGGGAACGCTGAAAAATGAGAGCCTGAGCCACTATCGTTTTAATAACCGGGATGAAGCCATCTCAGTAATACGGGAATACATTGAGATTTTCTACAATCGTCAGCGTCGTCACTCTCGTCTGGGGAATATCTCCCCGGCAGCCTTCAGGGAAAAATATCATCAGATGGCTGCTTAAAAAAAGTAAGCGTCAACGGAGCACCGTATTGACGCTTATTTATTGGTGAGTACTACGTTCCATGGCAGGAGTTCATCAACTCGGTTGGAAGGCCATTCCGGCAGTACGCTCAGGATATGGCGCAGATACGCTTCCGGATCGATACCGTTCAGACGGCAGGTGCCGATCAGCCCGTACAACAGTGCTCCACGCTCGCCGCCGTGATCGCTGCCAAAGAACATAAACTTTTTCTTTCCGAGACAGACTGCACGAAGCGCTCTTTCCGCAGCATTATTATCCGCCTCCGCCAGACCGTCATCACTGTAATAACAGAGGGCATCCCACTGATTCAGTACATAGCTGAACGCTTCGCCCAGTCTGGATTTTTTCGACAGCGTACCATTCTTCTCCACCATCCATTCATGCAGCGACGTCAGTAACACTTTGCTTCGCTGCTGCCTGACGGCAAGACGCTCTGACTCCGGTAATCCCCGTATTTCATCCTCGATGGCGTACAGTTCACTGATTCGCTTCAGGGCTTCTTCTGCCGTCGCACTTTTGCTGCTGATGTATACATCGTGGATTTTTCGCCGGGCATGGGCCCAGCACGCAACTTCTGTCAGTGCACCACCTTCACGTTCTGCACTGAACAACCTGTCGTAACCTGTGAACGCATCCGCCTGCAGGATACCCCGGAAGGGGCGGAGGTGTTGCTCCGGGTGTTTCCCCTGCCGGTTCGGCGAGTACGCGAACCAGACCGCTGGAGGAGATGACGAACCCACATTGCGATCATCCCGGACATACGTCCAGATACGCCCTGTTTTCGCCTTTTTCTGACCCGGTGCCAGTACCTTTACCGGTGTGTCATCAGTGTGAACCTTGCGGGTGTTCATTACATAACGGTACAGGGCATCATTCACCGGTGTCATTAACTGGCAGCACGCGTCAACCCAGTTGGAGAGTAAGGCCCGGCTCAGTTCGACACCCTGGCGGGCAAAGATTTCACTCTGACGATACAGTGGCAGATGTTCGCAGTATTTTCCCGTTAACACGCGGGCAAGTAATCCGGGGCCCGCGATACCACGCTCTATCGGGCGGGACGGCGCCGGTGCTTCAACAATACAGTCACATTTTGTACAGGCTTTTTTTACCCGTTCTGTGCGGATCACTTTCAGGGCACTGCTCACCAGTTCCAGCTGTTCAGCGCTGACTTCCCCCAGATAATCCAGCTCACCGCCACACTCCGGGCAACAGCTTTCTTCTGGCTCCAGGCGGTGTATTTCTCGGGGAAGGTGTGCCGGTAACGGACGACGATGGCGCGACTGTCGCAACTGGCGGGGAACCTGAGGATCGTCTTCCCGCCCACTGTAACGATCGCTGTCCTGTTCACGTTGTTTCAGCAGAGCCTCAGCCAGTTCAACTTCACGACGCAGTTTTTCAGAACGGGTACCGAACAGCATCCGGCGCAGTTTTTCTATCTGAGCCCGCAGATGTTCTATTTCCCGTTCATCTTCTTCGATCTTTTCTTCGGCACGTGTCAGTGCAGAGCGCAGGAAGGCTTCCGTCTCTTCAACCAGACTCAGTTGCTGGTCTTTCTGACGGAGGGCTTCAGCCTGCTCAGAGAGCAATCTTTCCAGCTCTGCGATGCGAATGAGGTATTTCTGACTCATGACCGTTTTTATAATGCGGTCAGGAGTTTTTTACAACATTGTCAGTGAGTTACGGCTGGATGTTTTTGGCTGACGCCAGTCCAGCTTATCGAGGAGCATTGCCAGTTGCGAGCGGGTAATGGATACCTTGCCGTCACGTACCGCAGGCCAGATAAACTGGCCTTCCTCCAGGCGTTTGGTGAACAGGCACAGACCATCAGCATCAGCCCAAAGAATTTTGACGGTGTCACCCCGTCGGCCACGGAAGATAAACAGGTGACCGGAGAAGGGATTATCATTCAGCACATGTTGTACCTGTTCTCCCAGTCCGTTGAAGGATTTACGCATATCGGTAACGCCGGCAACGAGCCAGATACGGGTACCTGATGGGAGTGAGATCATCTTCCCCTCCCGGTCAGTTCACGGATCAACACCGTGAGCAGCTCTGGCGATGGATTTTCCAGCGTCATGTTACCGTGACGGAATTCCACCTTGCAGGAACTGGCACTGACTCTGGTCTGAGTGGAAGTGGATAAAGACGGCGCAATGGCCGCCACAGGTTCTTTCTGCTCATCCGGCGTTATTTCTACAGGTAATAATTCAACGCCAGTGTCAGAAGAGGTCGTTACCGGAAGACGCCGCGAAACACGCCCTTCGTTCTGCCAGAGCCTGAGCCATTTGAAAATAACATTATCATTGACGCCATTTTCACGTGCAATCTGTGCAACACAAGCTCCAGGTTGTGATGCCAGTTCCACCATACGAAGTTTGAATTCATTCGAATAGTTTTTACGAGGTTCTTTTCGCCAGTCCTGTAATTCCATACTTAGATGTCCGTCTATATCAGATGGGCGTCTAAGTTACCAATTCTCGTCTGATGGCTACATACGGCGGTCAGTTTACGCTTACTAAAAAAAGAACAAATGGTAGTGTCCGCTATTGCCAGTACACCTCATAGCTCACCGGGGCGAACGCCTGTATAAACAGAATGAGGTAGCCTGAGTTTAACGGACACTCCTTCCTGAAATAGAATGGCATCAGAAGGAGCTAATAATGAGCAGAAAAACCCAACGTTACTCTAAAGAGTTCAAAGCCGAAGCTGTCAGAACGGTTCTTGAAAATCAACTTTCGATCAGTGAAGGCGCTTCCCGATTATCTCTTCCTGAAGGCACTTTAGGACAATGGGTTACCGCCGCCAGAAAAGGGCTCGGTACTCCTGGTTCCCGCACGGTGGCTGAACTGGAATCTGAAATTCTGCAACTGCGTAAGGCGTTAAATGAAGCTCGCCTTGAGCGAGATATATTAAAAAAAGCAACAGCGTATTTTGCACAGGAGTCGCTGAAAAATACGCGTTAATCGAACAATGGCGACAACAATTTCCCATTGAAGCGATGTGTCAGGTATTTGGTGTATCCAGGAGCGGTTATTACAACTGGGTACAGCATGAACCCTCAGACAGAAAACAAAGTGATGAGCGGCTAAAACTGGAGATTAAGGTGGCACATATCCGCACTCGCGAAACATATGGAACCCGGCGGCTCCAGACGGAGCTGGCAGAGAATGGCATCATCGTTGGTCGTGACCGACTGGCACGTCTTCGTAAGGAGCTAAGGCTACGCTGTAAGCAGAAACGCAAGTTCAGAGCGACTACGAACTCGAACCACAATCTGCCAGTTGCGCCAAATCTGCTGAACCAGACGTTCGCTCCTACAGCACCAAATCAGGTCTGGGTGGCGGACCTGACGTATGTTGCCACACAGGAGGGATGGTTGTACCTCGCTGGCATCAAAGATGTTTATACGTGCGAAATTGTCGGCTACGCCATGGGAGAGCGCATGACAAAAGAGCTGACAGGTAAAGCCCTGTTTATGGCGCTCAGGAGCCAGCGCCCACCTGCCGGGCTAATCCACCACTCTGATCGAGGTTCACAGTACTGCGCATACGATTACCGGGTCATACAGGAGCAGTTTGGTCTGAAAACATCAATGTCGCGTAAAGGTAACTGTTACGACAACGCTCCGATGGAAAGCTTCTGGGGAACGCTGAAAAATGAGAGCCTGAGCCACTATCGTTTTAATAACCGGGATGAAGCCATCTCAGTAATACGGGAATACATTGAGATTTTCTACAATCGTCAGCGTCGTCACTCTCGTCTGGGGAATATCTCCCCGGCAGCCTTCAGGGAAAAATATCATCAGATGGCTGCTTAAAAAAAGAACAAATGGTAGTGTCCGCTATTGCCAGTACACCTCAGAAACACACCATAAATTTTTGGCTTGCTGATTTCTGCACGCATCGATGAGGCGGATAAATTCCTCCCGTGAAAGAGGATCCGGAATGGTTCTTGATTCCTTTAATGGTGAGATCCCCTTAAACGGATTATCTGCCAGGTAGCCGTTATCAACACCAAACTGGAACACAGCGTAAAGATTTGTCATATAATTATTCACAGTGACAGCAGATCTCCCAGGTTGTGTGACAAGATAATTACTTTTAGGGATCTGGTATCCAGTAAGCAGTTCTTTAGTAAGCGTACAGCGAGGGCCGTATTGACGGGGATGTGTTATTCAGCTGGCAGTGCTATGCGCCACGGAAGCAGTTCGCTGACCCGGTTGACCGGCCAGTCTGCTATGACGCCAAGCACATGGCGAAGGTAGCTTTCTGGATCCACGTCATTCAGTTTGCACGTCCCGATCAGGCTGTACAGTAGCGCTCCCCGCTCACCACCATGGTCAGAGCCGAAGAACAGGAAGTTTTTACGACCCAGACTGACCGCCCGCAGGGCATTTTCAGCGATGTTGTTGTCGATTTCCACCCAGCCATCGTTCGCATAGTACGTCAGTGCCGGCCACTGGTTAAGTGCGTACGCGAACGCCTTCGCCAACTCTGAGTGTCGCGACAGGGTCTTCATCTTTTCACGCAACCAGCTTTCCAGGGATTTCAACAACGGTTTCGTTTTTCGCTGACGTTCAGCAAGCCGCTGCTCTGCCGGCATTCCCCTTATATCCGCCTCTATGGCGTACAACTGACCGATCTGCTCCAGGGCTTCTTCCGTCAGTGCTGACGGGATGCGGACGTGCACATCGTGGATCTTTCGGCGGGCATGAGCCCAGCAGGCAGCTTCCGTTATCCCACCATTGCGATACAGCTCGTTGAACCCGGCGTACGCATCCGCTTGCAGCACACCGCTGAAGCAGGCAAGATGAGTCTGCGGATGGATGCCTTTTCTGTCCGGGCTGTAAGCGAACCACACTGCAGGTGCCAACGCTGACCCTGCATTGCGGTCATCACGAACATACGCCCACAACCGCCCGGTCTTCGTCTTCTTATTACCCGGCAGCAGTACCTGGACCGGGGTATCATCGGCATGGAGTTTGCCGTCAGTCATGACATAGCCATGAAGCGCCTCTTCCAGCGGAGACAGCAGCCGGCAGCATGCATCCACCCAGCCCGACAGCAGTGAACGCCTCAGCTCCACACCTTGCCGGCCGTATATTTCTGACTGGCGATACAGCGGGGTGTGCTCTGCATACTTCGAGGTCAGCACGCGGGCCAGCAGCCCCGGTCCGGCGATACCCCGCTCGATGGGCCGCGAAGGTGCAGGTGCCTGCACGATGGCATCGCACTGAGTACAGGCATGTTTTTCCCGTACCGTCCGGATAACCCGGAAGGCGCTACGCATCAACTCCAGCTGTTCGGCGGTATCCTCGCCCAGATAGCTCAGTGAACCGCCGCAGTTCGGGCAGCACGGCGCCGCAGGCAACAGTCGCTTTTCGTCACGGGGTAGTGATTCAGGGAACGGCTTACGGGTGCGGGTCTGACGCAACGGACGCTGTACTGCCGGGTCATACACCCTACCAGTCAGCGTATCGCTCTCTTTCTGAAGCCGGTTCAGATCGGCTTCCATTTGTGCGATACGGCGGGAGACTTTTTCGGAACGACTGCCGAAGTTCATCCGGCGGAGTTTATCCAGCTGCGCCTGCAGATGGTCTATTTCGCGCTCCCGGTTGCTCAGCTTTTCCTGCAGGGCGTGGATCAGCGCTTCCTGTTCGGCCAGGCGCTGTTTCAGCAGGAAGATGTCGTCAGAAGAGATGTCGTTCATAAGCCCGTATTTTACCGGGCTTATTCTGTGACAACCAGGATAAAGAGATTTACAGCATGGTCAGGGAGGTCAGCAGCCGCTTAGGCTGTCGCCAGTCGATACCTTCCAGCAGCATCGCCAGCTGCGCCTGCGTAAGGAACACTTTGCCATCACGGGCTGACGGCCAGGCGAAGCGCCCACGCTCCAGCCGTTTGGTCAGGAGGCACAGTCCGTCACCGGTGGACCACAGCAGTTTAACCTGACTGCCGCTGCGGCCCCGGAAAATGAAAACATGGCCGGACATGGGATCGTCTTTCAGCGCCGTTTGTACTTTCGCAGCCAGGCCGTTGAAGCCATTTCTCATATCGGTGATACCGGCAACCAGCCAAATTTTTGTCCCGGAAGGTAACGGGATCATCGCTTCAGTTCCTGTATCAGCAGAGTCAGGAGCTTTTCGCTGACATTGCCATTGAAGCGGAGCGTCCCGTGCCGGAACGTTACCTCACAGCTGATACTGAGGGTTTCCGGGTCCTCTGCGAGCGATTCTGGCTGTTCGGCAGCTGCATCGAGAGTCACAGGAAGTAGCTGGGGGCTCTCTGAAGAAGGTAATAGCAGCTTTCCCTCGCGCCATTGTTGTCGCCATTTGAACAACAGATTGGCGTTAATGCCATTTTCAAGAGCAAGTTTTGAGATGGATATCCCGGGTTCACAGGAGGCAGCAACGAGCTGCTGTTTAAATTCGGGAGGATAATTAGGGCAGCCTTTTCGCCTGCCGGGAGTCACATTTTTCTGCATATCTGATACTTTGGTTCCCACTACTTATTTGGTGGACACCACTTTGTCTAATTCGTCAGATTCTGACCAGACGGTTCAGGCTGTACGCTTACGTTCTTTACGTATCTCCAGCAGTTTTTCTTTATTAATCGCCGATGCAAGATTTTTTTCGCCGATTATGCTCAGGATATTTTTGATGACGGCACGGTATGTGTTGAGTGATGTTTTTGCGACTTCGGTTTCTTTCAGTGCCAGAAATTTTTCAGCCAGTTCTTTTATGGTTAAATCTTGCCTGGCCTCACCAAATTTTTCCAGATTGCGTGATGATGGAAACTGTTTTGCATAGTCGAAAACACCGGTTTTTATTGCATAACAAACAGACGCGCGTAGCTCACCTGCAATGCGTCTGTTTTTTGCTGTGTCAGGAACCCCCAGATTTTCCCTGACTCTTACGCCTTTATAAACAAACCAGATACGTAATTTCCCACCATGGTTTTCCACTCCTGTAGGATATTTCATTTCAGCTTCCCTCATTGGTTAGTGTTGCTTTTAGTCAAGTAAGATGACGTCTTGGTCTTGCCGATGCCTGGCGCTCAATCCAGCGATCAATTTCTTCCAGGTTGTAAAAACATGGACTGTTATCCCATGGCATACCGTCATGAGCGACATGCTTATATTCCCTTCCTTCCATAAACGATTTTTCCCTGGCTTTTTTTAGCGTTCCCTTTTTTATTCCTTTCAGTGCTATTAGTTGCTCTTCGGATACCCATTTGCCGGGAGAGACAATCATGATTACTTCGTTCATCGCTTTTTATCTCTTACATCAGATGAGCGCCGGTTGCAGAATACCAGCCACAACCGGCGACGGTTGAACATTAAAAATCAGCCTGATTCGGGAACAGTTTTTGCCAGATAGCTGAAACGTATTTTGCCTGGTAACGTGCATCGTGCAGGGCATTATGGCGTTCACCCTCAAATGTGATGACGTTGCGGGCATCGAAATCCATCACCAGTCCCAGAGCAACCATCGTTCTTACATCGCGATCGTTGGTGTAACGCCAGGGGCAGGGGATTTCCTGTCGTTCATATGAACGGCGTAAAATCACGTTGTCGAAGTTGGCTCCATTTCCCCAGACCTGAACAAAAAATTCACCGGAGTTTTCCTCGATAAATTCCCTGAACTGCAGCAGTGCGTCATCCAACGGGATTTCATCGGTAAGAATGGCGGATTGTGCTTCGCGTGACTGTTTCAGCCACCACTTAATTGTGTCACGGTCGATGACTCCGCCAGCAGTTTCCAGAGCGATGGTTTTGCTGAATTCTGGTCCCATCTCTCCGGTTGTCGGATCAAAAAACTTACCGGCCAGAGCGTTTATTGGCGCATCAGGATTTTTTCCCATTGTTTCAAGGTCAATCATCAGATGGTGCCACAACCTGCTGGTGGATGTGTTTTCATGATGACCGTTCATCTTAATTAAGGAATTTGCTGTCTCGCCTGTTTCATTATTGTCATTGGCATGTTGATCGCCTTCGGTGCACTCCTTGTTCGGGAGTCCGGCACTTTCCATTTCCTCCGGATCATTTTCCTGAGCTTCAACCTGATTCTCTTCATCGAATGTTTCCTGGTATGTTGCGTCGCCCATCACCGCGCCACAGTCAGGACAGTTGCCGCCGCCGGTCTGATCGCAGGCTGTGCAGGCTTTTTCCGGTTCCTGTTGCGCTACTGGTTCGGATTGTTTCGTTTCTGGCTCGTCTTGTAACGCATTTTGGCTGTTTTGTTCTGCTTTCTGGTCGTTCTGTTCCGTTTCTTGCTGGTTCTGGTTCACAGAATCGCAGGTTTCAATCCCCTTAACCCATTTCGGATCATTCGGGTCGCTAATCCCTTCAACAAATTCACCACGTGATGCAGCGAGCAACTTATTAGCGTCAGGCTGGCTGATACTGGCTGCCTGCATAATTTTGTTTACTTCGTCAGCGGTAACTTTTACCAGGTCTGGTTGTGCGGTCGTGTCAGATGCATCAGTATTTTGTTGTGAATCCGTGTATGTACCGTTTTTGCGGGCAAAATATTCTTCTTTCGTGATTTCAGTAGCCCCGGCAGCCAGCGCCTTATCCAGACCAGAAAGTTTGTTTGCGCGACCGTATTTTTTGCCATCCTTGTCGGTGAAGAGGAAATAGAACGGTCCCTCACGCTCTACAGATGGTTCGGCTTCCACTTCGCATTCGGTTTTTTCGTTGTCCGGCATTGCCGTTTCCACTGCATCAGCTTCTGGTACTGGCGACGGGAGAGTATTAGTTGTGCTCTGATTTGTTCCTTCATTTTCAAACACGCCCTTTGTAGTCAGGTATTCAGTGATGTATTTGTTCAGCGCCACGGGATCTTTATGAATGTCGATCGGACGTTCACGGACAAGGCCAAAAATAGTCTGACGGCTGTATAAAAGTGCATCAGGCTGTTTGCGCATTGATGCAGAGATACGCTTCCAGTCTTCGCGATCCTTGTCGATAACTTCATTTTTTGCCCAGCGATGGATGCTGCCGTCAATGTTTCCGGCATCAATATCACCAGGCCAGAGAGCGTAAGCCAGCTCTTCATCCATTGTTTTCCATGTCTGCTTGTATTCGCGACGAATGGCAGCAGTGACAGGGTTGATTTTTGCTGCTGAGTTTTCGGTGAGCTGCTGGTTAACTCTGGTGCGTGCGAGATCTACAACAGACGTGTATTTTCCAGTTTCCCTGCGTTCACCTTCGCGACGTTTTTTCCAGATGCGCATCTCTGCCTGAATTTCTGGCCATTTGGCACCAGGCTTACATTTATGCTTAACCCACCCGATGGCATGCAGCTTAAGCTCCGGATACATGGCGTTAACTTCTGGCATTTTCATCAACGCTTCAACGATATGTCCGTCGAATGTTGCCATGTCTTCCTGTAACAATTCCTGTGCGCTAATCACCATATCAACGGTGATGTTTTCACATGTGTCGAACTTAACCATGACAGCGTTCTGTACTTCAGGGGCCAGCTTGTCAAAAGTGACGTTCATCGGATATGATTCAGTCTCAACCGGGACAAAGGAAGCAGACTCCTCATCCCAGCGGTTTTCCTGCATATATTCAGCATCCCAGGAATCGAGGGCAGGGCGGGATATACCGGGTTTATCCTCGCAGACAATAAATTTATAAGCGCAGTCCTGAGCAGCCGGATAATGTTCCAGGAATTGCCAGTGAAATTTTGCGCGGGCGCGACGTTCATCACCGGCTTCAATGGCCGTGGCCACAGCAACAGCACCCTCGTCTTTTATTGCCTGTTCGTCAGGAATGGCGGCACAAATAAAGACTTTACTCATTGTGTTTTAACCTCATTACAGATTTCAGGGTGAACGAATCCCTGCCATTGCTGGCATGTTTAATTAACTGGTATGGCGTTAATATGGCTGGCGGGTTATCCAGCCGGTATTTCGTTATTCAGGTACAGCGATACTTTTTTTAACGGGAAACATTCACCGGAAAGTTTTTGCTCGTCTCTTGCCTGATGGCAGGATTCTTTACTGGAATAAATTCCGGTAATCACATTCTGTGGCTCCCCCGTTATAAGGAAAACCGTCATCACCAGTGCAAACGCTGATGTCATTTCCGCTCTCCGAAAATGCCAAGTTCAATAAGGGCAATTCTGGAAAGTATGGAATTATCATTGAGAAGATAAGGTTCATATTTCCGCATTTTAATGGCATCTTCAGTAAACTCCCGGTTACTGAGCAGAACACCAATATCAAAACACCCTTCAGACGTATTAACGTTCTGTAATAACGTTTCCATTATCGCGTCCTCAACAATGAATTTTGTGATGCAGTGCCTGGTGCCTCCAGGTGACGTTAACCAGTTAACAATTAACGCCGGAATACAGAAGTATGCCCGTTACGCCCCGTAAAAGACCCCTTTACGGTTTTAACTGTTCCGCGTGCGCTTAGCCGCATTCACCGCATCACAAAATTCACTTTAAAAAGGGCGGCAGAGCAGTCACGGAGTCGAACTGATGCCACCAAAGACAACACATGGATATTGTGGCGGGGCTGTCACTTAAGCGTATGGTCAGCCTGACAGCCCGGTGTCCTCAAGGGGAAGGAATAACCCCGCCATACTTACCGCCGCGCCATTTCGCGATTGCCACAACCGGAAGCGCACGATCGAATTAAATGTAACGACAAAGTACAGAGAGACGAACTTCGCCGTACGCTTTCGTGTTATGCCCTGACTTTTCAGGGAAAATTAACCAGTGGTAAACTGGTGTTGCCGGATTCTTATCCGTGTCCGGCGCACGACCACACGTGACAGCGTGTTGGTCTCCATTTTTAACCCAGAACCTCAATGGAGGATAAAATGCCAAACAAAAAAAGAAATCCGCTTATTGAAAAACAGATTGAATGCCTGGTAAATCAACTCAGGCAATCAGGGTTATTAAAAACTCATTCAGAGTTGAGGCTCACAGAATCTGCATTCGACGATAAATTAAATAATGTCCTTTATAATGGCATTATTGATTTTAATCGTTCTGTTGGTCGCCGCGGCCCTGCTGGTGTTTCCTTATAATTACCAGTCAATCCAGAGCGGACCGTGTTCAGCGTAAATATAACTGTACACATCCAGATTATATTTGTGGTCTGTTAAGAACAGGCCGCAAATACATGCCGAAGCTTCCAGGGCAGCGGCTCTGTTACTGAATAACCATGTAGCAACATTCCAGCGTTTTTCTGCATCCCAGTCTTTCTCAAGGCCTGATACCATGAAGAAACCGTTAGTGTTGCCATCAAATAATTCTGTTTCCAGATTTTTAAGCAATGCCTGATGGACTCTTGCCAGGTATTCCGCCGGAATTTCGCCACGAATTCTGATGAGATTGTCATAAACAAACATGTTCCCCGCATATGGCGATTTTTCTTTCTTGTTTTTTAAACCAGCATCATGAGCAAACTGATCAATTTCTTCTTCCGTTGGTTTCGTATTGATGTTTTGCGCTGTCGTTTCTGCAATTTTATTTGCCACACTCTCTGAGTCGTGTTTATTTACAGACGCACAGAAATACAATCCGGTAAACGCATCGCACACATTACGAGCCATATTATCAGTGTCTTTTTTCGTTACCGATTCCAATGCAAGTTCGTTCAGACGATGACGAAGTGTGTGTGCTGCAATCTCCTGGATTGAAGGAGGTAAATCTTTAAATTCCATCGTCAACCTCATCAGTCAGAGTTTCTTGCTAACCAGCGACGCGCGCCAGCTTCAGTTTTAAACGTTTTGCTTCTGGTATACGTCATCGCGGTGAAGGTACCGTCCTGGTTGGGAAACACACCGCATACCAGAGATTCGTTGTTGCCAAGATTGAGCGTATACATGTTGACCTCATTTCCCCTTAACGCCGGGGTAGCGGAACTGAAACCTGCTGCGCTGTTATACAAAGTGTTCCCGCCGTCATGTTCATACGCCTCGGGCTGGCTACTTAACCCCTGACCACTGCCGGGTAACTCTAGGTATTGCCCTGCGTTCTGTGGGGCGGGGTGGGTTGATGGATACAATCTACAAATTAAAATTTAACTGGTCAATATTTTTATCATTAAATTTGTAGTTAAGGACGGTTGAATTAGTCCCAAAACGGGACTAACATACAGTTATGAAGATCATCTCAGTTAAAACACTCAGGGATTTTTGGGCGGAGAATCCTGATGCAGAACAACCGCTAAGGGCATGGGTGGATGAGGCAGCAAAAGCTGACTGGAAAAGCCCGGCAGACATTAAGGCACAATACCGAACGGCCAGTATATTGAAAAACCGGCGCGTGGTATTCAACATAAAAGGTAATCATTACCGTTTAATTGTTGCAATTGCGTATCAGCGAGGATGGGTATTTATTAAATTCATCGGAAACCATAAGGAATACGATGCCATTGATGCTGATACCATCGAACTGGAGTAAGCATGAACATTAAACCTATTCGTACAGAGCAAGATTATGAAGCCGCGTTGCGTGCTGTTGAGCCCATGTTCGACAATGAGCCGGAAATTAACACGCCTGAGGGGGATTTCTTTGAGGTAATGTGTTTGCTAATAGAGGAATATGAAAAAAAACATTATCCCATTGAGCCACCATCCCCAATTGAAGCTATAAGATTTCGCATGGAACAGCAGGGGCTGACTGTGAAGGATTTGGAACCCGCAATTGGGAAAAAAAATCGGGTTTACGAGGTGTTGAATGGCACCAGAAGTCTTACGTTACCAATGATTCGCCGTCTTCATAATCAATTTGGTATTCCCCTGGAAAGCTTGGTGGGGTTATAAAATCTGCTAGTCATTTGCCTGATGCTCGTTCCAGAAAAGGAACGCATCAGGCAGTTTTGTTTTTCTGCCGCAGTAACTCTTCAAGTTTCCGTTTATAGAAATCGCGTTTTTGCTCCATATCTCGAATGATCTGCTCTGCGTCGCTTTGAGGTAACTCATCTAAAAGCGATATGATTTTTCGTTGTTGTTCTGTAAGTTGCGGTTGGTTGTTATTACTGGATACAGCCATCTTATCGCCGAGAGTTTCTTCTTCCATAAAGAACCAATGGACGGGATGTTGTGAGAGCTCTGCTAATTTTTCCAGTTTATCCATTCTTGGCATCACGCCTTTCAACCAACCTTGCACGGATTGGGGTTTCACACCAAGACGTCTTCCCAGCTCTGACTGGTTTATGTTCAATTCCTGCAACACCTGCTGAAGGCGTTTTACAAAGATCATCACCACCCCTCGTAAACTAATCTCGCGATCCTACAGAAAAAATTGATAAGTGGCATTACAAATAGAAGTTGAAATTTAAAATTAAATTTGTAAATATCGGTGTCATCGTAAAGTTTGGAGGAAACATGCAAAGAAGTACTCAAGTGAAAATCCTGTCGATAATGAGCCAATCAGAACTAGGGCGTCGTCTTGGTAAAACACCACAAACTATAAGTGGATGGTTTAAAAAACGAGTTCCTGCAGAGGAGGTTATTCCAGCATGTGAGGCGCTTGGATGGGGAGTAACTCCGCATGAATTGCGCCCTGATAAATACCCTAACCCAACCGATGGCCTGCCTTGTGGACGTAAGAGTACAGCGAATGAATTACTGGCGGTGAACAATGAAATTCACTCCTGAACAGGTTGGCGAGGCTCTGGATGCCTGGGTATGCAGACCAGGAATGACACAGGAGCAGGCGACGATATTAATCACCGAAGCATTCTGGGATCTGAAAGAGCGCCCGAACATCGATGTTCAGCGTGTCACGTTTGATGATGGCGCGGTTGATCAACGGGCGCTTGGCGTTAACCGGGTGAAGATATTCGAACGCTGGAAGGCTATCGACACCAGGGATAAGCGTGAAAAATTCACGGCGCTGATTCCGGCAATTATGGAGGCTATCCGGATTAGTGATTTCAGGTTGTACCGCGAAATTACTGACGGAAAAAGCATTACGTACATGATTGCCGGGTTAAACAAAGAATATGGCGATGTGGTGGAGTCCGGGCTGCTTTTTGCAGATCCAGCTGTTGTGGAACGTGAGACAGACGAGCTTATAGAAAAAGCAATCGCTTTCAAGCGTGCCTATCGTCACCAGTACCAACAAAAAGCCGGATGGAATTATGAGCCTTCTTTTTGCTGAACGCCCGCTGGTTATAAACACACAGCTGGCGATGAAGATTGGTTTAAACGAAGCCATTGTGTTGCAGCAACTGCATTACTGGTTGAGAGATACCAGTTCCGGTATGGAATGTGATGGCGTTCGCTGGATTTATAACACGACAGAGCAATGGCTGGAACAGTTTCCGTTCTGGTCAGAGTCAACGTTAAAGCGCGCGTTTGCAAGTCTGAAAGCGCTGGGGCTTTTGCGTAGCGAAAAGCTCAATAAATCGAAGCGTGATATGACTAATTTTTACACAATCAATTACGATAGCGAGCTTTTAGATGATGGCAAAGTGAATGAATCCATCAGGCCAAAATGCGCTATTCCATCAGGTCAAAATGACACGATGGAAGAAGTCAAAATGAAACGTTCCATTGGTTCAAAACGACCCAATGTCATCGGGTCAAAATGGCCCGATGATCCTACAGAGAATACAACAGAGAATACAACAGAGAATAAAAAACTCTCTTGTCCGGACGCTTCGCAACCGGACGAGCAGACGCAGGAACGGGCGTTTTTAACCCGCCATCCTGATGCTGTTGTGTTTAGTGTGAAAAAACGCCAGTGGGGAACCCGGGAGGATTTGACGTGTGCGCAGTGGATCTGGGGGCGGGTTGTAAACCTGTACGAACAGGCTGCCAGTGACGATGGTGAGATCACGCGACCGAAAGAGCCCAACTGGACGGCGTGGGCCAATGACGTGCGCACAATGCGGATGCTGGATGGAAGAAGTCACAGACAAATTTGCGAAATGTTCAGTCGGGCACAACGGGATCCGTTCTGGATAAAAAACATCAAGAGCCCGGCAAAACTCCGTGAAAAATGGGATGAACTGGTTATTCGACTGTGGCGTGGTCCCGCGCAGCGTTGTGTGAATCATATTTCTGAACCGGATACCGAAATTCCGCCGGGTTTCAGGGGGTAGCGCACCATGAAAAACATTACGTCAGGTGGTGTTCTGGCAAGAGTCAGCAGATTTGTGCCGCAGGATGCAATCCCTCCGTACCGTACGGTGGAGGAGTGGCGGGAATGGCAGCTTGCTGAAGGGCGTAAGCGCAGCGAGGAGGTTAATCGCCTGAATCATCAGACTCGGGTTGAAAAAATCATTAACCGTTCCGGTATCCAGCCGCTTCACCGGAAGTGTACGTTCGGTAACTACCGGGTGCAGAACGATGGTCAGCGCCATTCCCTGAGTCAGGCGAAATCCATTGCGGCAGAGCTGGAAGGCGGCTGTACGAATTTTGTTTTCAGTGGCCGGCCTGGCACAGGAAAAAACCACCTGGCGGCGGCGATAGGCAATCGGCTGATGGAGAAGGGGCGCAGTGTAATTATCATCACTGTGTCTGATGTCATGAGTGTGTTGCACGACAGTTACGACAACGGCAAATCAGGTGAAAAATTTTTGCAGGAGCTTTGCGGGGTGGATTTGCTGGTCCTGGATGAAATCGGCATGCAGCGGGATACGCGCAACGAGCAGGTCACGCTTAATCAGATTGTTGACCGCAGAACGGCATCGTTACGCAGTGTGGGGATGCTGACAAATCTTAACCATGCAGCGATGAATACACTTCTCGGCGAGCGGGTGATGGACCGCATGTCCATGAACGGTGGTCGCTGGGTGACTTTTAACTGGGTGAGCTGGCGTCCGAACGTCAGCCTGCACAGGAACTGAGAAGTAATTTTTATCCGGAGGAAATTTTAATGGAAACCGTTTTTGATGCACTGAAAGCACTGAAAAGGGCCTCGTCGCACGAGATTGCAGCCCGTGTTGAAATCAGCCGTGACGATGCTGTTACCGAACTCTGGAAACTGAAGCGCCGTGGTGAAGCGGATAACAAGGGGTCGGTGTGGTGGCTGACTCAGACTGGTGAAAGTGAACCAGTGTCACCGGTACCGAAAGTGACAGCGCAAATGCTGATTGAGGCGATTGAACAACATGGCCCACAAACGGCGGATGAACTGGCACTGATGTTCGGAATTACTTCCCGCCGGGCGAACTCATCGCTGGCAATGGCAATCAGCAAAGGACGTCTGATTCGCGTGAATCAGGGCGGTAAATTTCGTTACTGCATTCCGGGTGCTGATTTACCGGCAGAGCCGGAAGCTGCATCCGCAGCGGAAACGGATGGTAAAGCCTTTCCTCAGCCAGCAGGTGTTGCGTTACCAGTCCGGGAAGCGGAAACACAGGAAGAAATAAAAACTGAAAGTGTGGCGGTCACAGTGCAGTCACAGCCGTCGTTCACCAGAAAGCATCCGGATGGTCTGATTTTACCATCGCTGCATGTGGCTAACCGCGAGCTGCGCCGGGCAAAAGGTCAGGTTCAGAAGTGGGAGCGTGTCTGCGCCGCGCTGCGGGAGCTGAACAAGTGCCGGGATATTCTCCGGGATATTACCGCCCCCAGAGAACAGCAGCAGTGAGTGGCTGGAAGACGTGGTGCCGGGCTGAAATCCTGATACTCCGGCAGTGCGCGGGAACAATGAGGGTAAAAAGCATTGGCGCACTTATCGGACGAACAGAAGCGGCAGTGAGAACGAAGGCACGGGAGCAGGGCATCAGCATGATGTTACGTGGTGATTTTCACCAGTCAGCAAAATATTCACAACGTGATATTGAGCTGGCGCGGCAACTGCATCAGCGCGGTGTACCTCGACGGGAAATTGCCGAAAAGTTCGGAATGAAGTTGCGCGCAGTGAATAACTACGTTTATTTCGACAGGAGGGTTTGAGGGTGAGGGTTTATATCGCCGGGCCAATGACGGGATACGAAGACTTTAACCGTCCGGCGTTTCATGCCGCCGGGAAGGCGTTGTCACAAGAAGGGCACACCGTACTGAATCCGGCGGTGCTTCCGGACGGCTTAACGCAGGCACAGTACATGGATATCTGCATGGCGATGATCCGTAGTGTGGATGCGGTTTACTTGCTGAAAAACTGGTACCAGTCAGCGGGTGCGAGAGCGGAACTGGCGCTGGCGGAGAAGCTGGGTTGTGCGGTGATTTTCCAGGAGGTGACCAGTGAGCGAGGTTAACTATCAGGCACTGCGTGAAGCAGCACAAAACTATCGGTCGATGCTGGCGTGGTATCAGGAAAATCCAGACAGCCCAAACGCTGAGCAGGATTGTGATGCGGCTTTGGCTGCGTTTAAGCGTGAAATCCGTCATCGTGAAGTGGATATTATCGCTGATTTGCTGGATGAACTGGAGGAAGCAAAACAGCGTATCGACGAGCAGGAGGCCCGCACAGTGAAGTTACCAGAACCATTCAAGCTGGCTAAATCATCAAGTGGATTAACGTACTACTACTCTGATGAGGTCAATGCAGCACTGACTGCTGCTGGTATTCGCATAGAAGGAGAGTGAGATGACCACTATTACCAAAGAGCGACTGCAATGGCTGGCTAACATTTCTGGCCGCGATGACATTGACGATATAGACGGCGGTGAAATTCGTGAGCTGGCGCTTATCGCACTGGCATCGCTGGAAGCAGAGCCTGTGGCGTCATGCATTATTGAAGATGGGGGCATGTGTGTTGACGGGTTCGGTGAGTATGTTGGTCACTCGCTGCCTGATGGAACGCACCAGCTATACGCCGCCCCGCCAGTGCCTGATAAGTTGCCGCGTGAATACATAAGAGGTTGGCCTCTTGGGTATAGTGATTATGCTGAAGGCTGGAACGACTGCTGTGCAGCCATGCTTCAGGCTGGAAACTTTCGGGAAAATAAGGATTCGTCAACCAATAATTTTCGGGAAATTTCGGAAACGTCAACCAACTCTCCGGTAATTCCTGGTGAGGTGTTGTCTGCAATCCTGAAGTTTGCCAGGGTTCGCGCCGATTTCGATGATTTTGACGGTGACAGGCGAGGTATCAGTGATTGTCTTGATGAGGCTGAGCTGGAGCTGATCGTTACCATTAACAAACATGCCAGTCAGATTGCAGCAAAACCGTCGCAGGAGGAGAAGAATGGGAACGCCGACTGTACCGCCACTTCTGGTAAAACTGACAATCCACAAGTATCCGGAAAACAGGTTAACGAATTAACAATGTTGGTTAAGCGATTGGCCAGTTCGTTAAAAAGCGTCAATAAATCAAGCAATCTACCTGATAAGGCGATGGAATATCTGAAGCAGAACGGACTGGTTGGTGTGGAGGATGTTTTACGATGACCTGGTCTGAAGCATTCACAACGGCAGGAATCGCGATGGCGGTGGCGCTGGTGGTGTATTCGATTTGCCGCTGGGGATAAAAACGGTTTGCGGGAAAAGGATAGTTAAGTAGAATTGCTGCGGGTGCTTGAGGCTATCTGCCTCGGGCATGAACACCAACGGCAGATAGAGAAAAGCCCCAGTTAACATTACGCGTCCTGCAAGACGCTTAACATTAATCTGAGGCTCAATCCATGCTGAACACATGTAGGTTAGCCTCTTACGTGCCGAAAGGCAAGGAGAAGCAGGCTATGAAGCAGCAAAAGGCGATGTTAATCGCCCTGATCGTCATCTGTTTAACCGTCATAGTGACGGCACTGGTAACGAGGAAAGACCTCTGCGAGGTGCGAATCCGAACCGGTCAGACGGAGGTCGCTGTCTTCGTAGACTACGAATCTGAGAAGTAAGAGACCAGGCGGGGGAGTAATCTCCCGCCACCTCTGATGTGTCAGGCATCCTCAACGCACCCGCGCTTTACCATACTGAAAATGCTGTTTGAATGTTCATCTCTGAAAGAGGACTATGAATGAAAAAGGTATTGATTGCAGCACTTATTTCCGGTGTGTCTTTTGGCGCTTTTGCACAGCAGGGTGGTTTCCAGGGGCCAGAAGCAGAGCGTTCAACAGTAGCGCAGGCAAAAGAACTGAAGGATGATGCATGGGTTATCCTTGAAGGGAGCATCGTTAAAAAAGTGGGTGATGAACGTTATGAGTTTCGTGACAATAGCGGGACAATTGTCACGGATATTGATGACAGCGTATGGGCCGGGCAGAATGTTTCTCCGAAAGACAAAGTAAGAATTGAGGGTGAAATTGATAAAGACCTGAGCAGTGTTGAAGTTGATGTAAAGGCACTGAAATTATTAAAGTAACCGCCCCTGCTTGTTAAGCCCGTCTTACTGACGGGTTTTCTGTTTGTACATTCCGGCGTATTGCCTTACAATTCGCGCAGTCAGCCTGAACAACTGACACCTGCTGTCACCGGAGAATCCGATGACACAACACATAAAATCCCACAATTCTGAAGCCGACCCGGAAATTAAGCAGGGGAGGCGTTTTCGTGCGCCTCAGTATGGCTGGTTTCACTATCTGTTCTGTACGATCGATGAGGCAGATATGCTTCAAGAGGCGTATCTGCGTCGCGGTGTCCGTGTGGAGCGGAGTCTGAACGCTGATCGTCTGACCTGGACCGTTTCTGTATATCTTCCTGTTCGTGCACATCTGCCACGGACACATGCCTGCTACCGTCAGCGCGTCTGGAGGTAATGTGCGGGTATTACTTCGACCTGTTCTGGTTCCGGAACTCGGGCTGGTGGTCCTTAAGCCCGGTCGTGAATCATTGCCAGTTTTTCATCGCGGCAGGGTGCTGGTGGAGCCGGAACCGAAAAACATGCGGGCGCTGCCATCTGGAGCGGTTCCTACTGTTCGCCAGCCGCTGGCGGAAGATAAATCACTGCTGCCATTTTTCAGCGATGAGCGGGTGATTCGTGCAGCTGGCGGCGCTGGTGCACTGTCTGACTGGTTATTACGTCACGTGAAATCCTGCCAGTGGCCACACGGCGATTATCATCACAGCGAAACCGTTATTCACAGTTACGGTGCTGGCGCAATGGTGTTGTGCTGGCACTGCGACAACCAGCTGCGCGACCAGACCTCCGAATCACTTGAGCAACTTACTCAACAAAATCTGACAGCCTGGATGATTGACGTCATACGCCATGTAATGAATGGCACGCAGGAGCGGGAATTATCGCTGGCTGAATTATCCTGGTGGGCAGTCTGCAATCAGGTGGTGGACGCATTACCTGAGGCAGTATCGCGTCGCTCTCTGGGATTACCGGCGGAAAAAATCCGCTCCGTATACCGTGAAAGCGACATCATACCGGGAGAACAGACCGCCACCAGCATACTGAAGCAGCGCACAAAAAATATTGCGCTACCGCCTCACACCCACCAGCAACAGAACCCACCACAGGAAAAGACGGTGGTCAGCATTGCCGTTGATCCGGAGTCTCCGGAATCCTTCATGAAACGACCTAAACGTCGCCGCTGGGTAAATGAGAAATACACACGCTGGGTAAAGACACAGCCGTGTGCGTGTTGTGGTAAGCCAGCGGACGATCCTCATCATCTGATTGGTCATGGTCAGGGTGGAATGGGAACAAAATCCCACGATATTTTCACGCTACCGCTGTGTCGGGAGCATCACAACGAGCTTCATGCGGATCCGCTGGCGTTCGAAGAAAAGCATGGTTCCCAGGTTGATTTAATTTTTCGTTTTCTTGATCACGCCTTTGCAACCGGCGTGCTCGGGTAAAAGAGGTTACTGATGCGTATAGAGTTTGTTTTGCTTTACCCGCCGACGGTGAACACCTACTGGCGACGTCGTGGCAGCACATATTTTGTATCAAAAGCCGGTGAGCGTTATCGCCGGGCTGTGGCGCTTATTGTTCGCCAGCAGCGGCTGAAATTAAGCCTGTCCGGAAGGCTGGCGATAAAGATTATTGCCGAGCCACCGGATAAGCGCCGCCGTGACCTGGACAATATTCTGAAAGCGCCGCTGGATGCGCTGACGCATGCGGGGTTGCTAATGGACGACGAGCAGTTTGATGAAATCAATATCGTTCGTGCTCAGCCAGTATCTGGTGGACGTCTGGGGGTGAAGATTTACCCCATAATGCTTGAAGGGCAGGTCAAAAAATGAAACTGGAAGATTTACCGAAATACTACTCCCCAAAATCCCCCGGCCTGACTGATGCATCGGCCTCAACGTCGAAAGATACGCTGAGTATCACTGATGTGATGGCCGCGCAGGGCATGACACAGAATTGGGCTGAGATGGGGTTTTCTGCGTTCCTTGGGAAAATGGGCATTAGTATGAATGACAGAGAGCGGGCAACAGAATTGTTGACAGAATATGCACTCAGTCGGTGTGATCGCGTGGCGGCGTTAAGAAAACTCCCGGCAGAAATAAAACCGGCAGTGATGCGTATTATGGCTTCGTATGCGTTTGAAGATTATGCCCGTAGCGCGGCGAGCAAAAAACAGTGCCCCTGTTGTCACGGAAAAAAATTTATTGAAAGCGAGGTTTTTACAAACAAGATCCAGTATCCGGATGGTAAGCCGCCAGTGTGGGCAAAGTGCACAAAAGGCGTGTATCCGTCTTACTGGGAGGAATGGAAAAAAGTCAGGGAGGTGGTAAAAGTTGCCTGTCCGGAGTGTGGAGGGAAGGGGGAGGTTTCCACCGCCTGTAAAGATTGTCGTGGGCGCGGTGTTGCCATTCATCGTGAAGAGTCGGTAAAACGTGGTATGCCTGTTATCAGAGACTGCCAGCGTTGTGGTGGTCGTGGCTATGAAAGATTACCTTCAACGGAGGCATTTAATGCCATATGTAATGTGACCGATGCCATATCTCTTGATACATGGAAAAAAACAGTTAAACGTTTTTACGATACGCTGGTGGTGCAGTTTGATATTGAAGAAGCATGGGCAGAACAACAACTGAAAAAGGTGACCAGATAGCTTTGTTGATTTTTCCCGAATCTGTGGTAAATTTGCCCTAACGATGGGCGTTTTATGCCTGACGTTAGAAGAATTTCTACAACCCGCCGCCGAGCGGGTTTTTTATTGCGGAATTAATTACGGACCGTTATTATCCGGCTCCCGGCCCTTTAGCTCAGTGGTGAGAGCGAGCGACTCATAATCGCCAGGTCGCTGGTTCAAATCCAGCAAGGGCCACCATCACAAACCGCCATTAGCTTATCAGGAAGAGCAGACGACACCATAACAGGGTTGTTGGTGCGGGGGCGGGTCCCCGATGGCGGTCCATTATCGGTATTCTGCGTTGTTAGCTCAGCCGGACAGAGCAATTGCCTTCTAAGCAATCGGTCAGTGGTTCGACTCCACTACAACGCGCCACACTTATTTTCCAGGCTCGCTTCGGCGGCCTTTTTTGTATCTGCGCCACGCCCGGCGCATATCAACCACAGAGCCTTTCGGGGTGAGCTTACGGAGTGGTCAGTGTGACTTTCTCTGTGGGCAGATCGCTCCCGGGCGTTGGCTCACCCACCCAAAGGAACGTCACGATGTTTGGAATCTTCAAAAAGAAAACCCGCAGAGCGGCAGCGGAAATTAAAAAGTTTGAGAAACGCGATCTGGCACAGGCGGTGATTAACGCTGCATACCTGGTGGCCTATGCAGATGGTGAATGCGAGGCATCCGAGAAAGCGAAGATCGAACAGGTCTTACGTAATCAGCCTGCGTTGTCTGCGTTTACCTCGGAAATTAATGCGATTAGCGCAACTATTATCGGTCAGCTGGATACCAATTTTAAAATTGGTCGTCGTGCCGCGTTACGCGAGATTGAGGATGTGAAACACGATACGCGTGAAGCGGAAGATGTGCTGGATGTGGCGGTGGCCATTGCGGAGGCAGACGGCGAAATTGAGCCGGAAGAGCGCAAGGTGCTGGAAGAGATTGCCGGTGTTCTGGGTCTTCGTCTGGAGAATCACCTGTGACGGTAAAACTGCGCCTGGCTGTGGCTGCACTCCTGCTGTTTCTGGTGGTGATGGTGGATTTCACCAGCAGAATCATGTCGGTGCTGGCGGATGGGGTGCTGGTCTGCGGCATTGTGGTATTGCTGTGGCCGGTGATAAAAAGAAACAGCCTGCATAATGCTTGATTTTTTTGTTTGCTGTTTATTAAAAACACTTCTGCATGGTGAATCCCCCTGTGCGGAGGGGCGATCAGCAACCAGGTATATGGGATAATCGCGGATTCAGGTGCTGATACTGAATTCACCGGGAGGCACCCGGCACCATGCAAGAAAAAGAATGTGCATGCAAACATGCCCCTCTCCGGAGGGGCTTTTTTATGGGTAAAAAATGCCCGAATGGGTTCGGGCAATAGCATGAGATACTGATATTGTTGTGTTGTTATCGTGTGGATTTTAACCAGGGTTTATCAGGCTGCGCAACTGCGTGGCCTTTTTTCATTTCTTGGGCTGTAGTCCCCGTGTGTCATTCAGGCTTCCGGACTACAGCCCACTCCATATCTGATTTAATACACTATCCCGGCCGGGAGGAATAATGACATTTAAACATTATGATGTTGTCAGGGCGGCGTCGCCGTCAGACCTTGCGGAAAAGCTGACACACAAACTGAAAGAGGGCTGGCAGCCATATGGCGGACCGGTTGCCATTACGCCGTACACACTGATGCAGGCGGTGGCTATTGAAGGAGATCCACAGGTCGGCCCTTCATCTGAGCCGGACTGGTTCTACGTGGTTGTGCTTGCCGGACAGTCCAACGGCATGGCCTACGGTGAAGGGCTTCCGTTACCGGATTCTTACGATGCTCCGGATCCGCGCATTAAACAGCTGGCGCGCCGCAGCACGGTAACTCCGGGTGGAGAGAGTTGTACGTATAACGACATCATCCCGGCTGACCACTGTCTGCATGATGTGCAGGATATGAGTACGCTGAATCATCCGAAGGCAGACCTGAGCAAAGGGCAGTACGGCTGTGTCGGCCAGGGCTTACATATTGCCAAAAAACTGCTTCCGTATATCCCGAATAACGCGGGGATCCTGCTGGTACCATGCTGTCGTGGTGGTTCGGCATTCACCCAGGGCGCGGAGGGGACATTCAGTGCGGACACGGGGGCCAGCCAGGATTCGGCACGCTGGGGTGTGGGTAAACCGTTATATCAGGACCTGATTGCGCGCACTAAAGCTGCATTACAGAAGAACCCGAAAAATGTGTTGCTGGCGGTGTGCTGGATGCAGGGAGAGTTTGACATGAGCGCCGCCACCCACGCACAGCAACCTGCGCTGTTTACAGCCATGCTGACACAGTTTCGTGCTGACCTCTCCGTGTTTAACGCGCAGTGCCATGGTGGCAGTGCTGCAGATGTGCCGTGGATTTGTGGTGACACGACGTATTACTGGAAAAATACATACGCTACCCAGTACGACACCGTGTACGGCGGGTATAAAAACAGGGAGAGTGAGGGCGTTTATTTTGTGCCCTTCATGACAGACGGTAACGGTGTCAATACCGCCACTAACGCGCCGGCAGAAGATCCGGATATTCCGGCATCAGGATATTACGGTGCGGCATCGAGAACGAATGGAAACCAGGTATCATCAAACCGCCCGACACATTTCAGTTCATGGGCGCGCAGGAGCATTATTCCGGATCGTCTGGCAACCGCTATTCTGAACGCAGCCGGGCGCACCTCAGCCTTCATCAGTGGTAAGGCACCGGAAATCAAACCCTCGCCCGGCGGCAACACGCCATCGGGTCCGTCTGCAGATACGTCGGTTCGCACAATCTCCCTGCTGCCGGCAGCCGGAGAGGCTGCTGCGCAGGGCTGGAGCATTAAGGATGGCGGAATTCAGTTGTCAGATGGTGTATTTAAGATCACCAAGCAGAGCAATAAAACCTGGTCCCTGACGCATCCGGTGGATGACGCAATTACCCTGCTGACACAGGGCGGCAGACTGACCTGTAAGTTCCGCCTGTCAGGCGCACTGACCAACAATCAGTTCGGGCTGGGGATTTATCTGTATACGGATGCTCCCGTTCCTGATGGTGTGGCGATGACGGGTACCGGTAATCCGTTCCTGATGTCGTACTTCACTCAGACCACTGACGGCAGAGTGAATCTGATGCATCACAGGAAAGCCGGAAACACGAAGCTGGGGGAGTTCGGCGATTACGGTAACGACTGGCAGACGCTGGAGCTGGTGTTCACCGCCGGCAGTGCCACGGTTACTCCGAAACTGAATGGAGTGGCTGGCCCGGCATTCCAGGTTATAAAAGACAGTCTGACACTGGGACTGAATGCGCTGACGCTGACGGATGTTACAAAAAATGCAGCGTATGGCGTTGAGATAGAAAGTCTGGTGCTGGAGATAAATGCACCGGCAGCATAATAAAAAAAGAGCCAGCGACTGACCTGAAAGAAGACGCTGGCTAAAAGGCCTTATATGTTTGTAGAGACTTATTTTTCACAGACAGCAATGATGCCTGTCAATATATTATCAATATGCGGATTGTTTCAGTTACAGATGCTTTATTAAGGAAAAAAACAGCCAGCACTGACTTTCGGTGGAGAGGTGCTGGCTCAGAAGGATAGTTGGATTTCACATGATACTTATGCCTGGCGGTATATTTTCTGACAGACAGTGACGGGTGTTGTCAAGATATTGTGTCATTTATAACCTGAATCAGGGGGTGGCCGGAATGTTATCTGGCATTTTTAGCAGAGCCTGAATGCCATAATCACGGCTCCCGGAGTTGGCCGTCAGTGGGTGACACTGGCGGCTTTTTTGTTTTTCTTTACTTTCATTTTCTGTCGGCGGTGACGGAGACATACATCAGATGGAAAAAATCACAACAGGTGTGTCATACACCACGTCAGCGGTGGGGACGGGATACTGGTTACTGCAGCTGCTGGACAAAGTCTCTCCGTCCCAGTGGGTGGCAATAGGTGTGCTGGGAAGTCTGCTGTTTGGCCTGCTGACGTATCTGACTAACCTGTATTTCAAAATCAGAGAGGACCGTCGTAAGGTGGCGCGGGGAGAGTAGTCGATGAATAAACAATACGAACTGGTTGTAAAATGAATATTTCTAACTGAAAAAACGTTCCATGAGGTAAGAAAAGGTCACAGGCAATCAATAACAGGACGTGATGAAAGACCCTTGCATTTGTGCGCTTTCTCTTTAGATAGCAGCAGATACTGAAAATCTGAGTTGTCGGGGAGTCAGGGATACAGCTGTGCAAGAGTTGGTCATTGTGATTCCATTGAAATCCTGTATGCCATGAAGGGCAGGATTTTATGGCTACCTGAGCTTTGGTGATAGTAAGTTGAAAATTCGCATTTTTTGCTGACATGCGTAACGAGAATCCCATAAACAGGGAGGACTTAATTCTTCATTAACCCATGCGTTGATATTATGTTTCAGCCGTTGAAGCATCAGCGGTGTTAATGTTGTGGTAATAATATCCAGCGTTTTATGTGAGATCTTACCGTAAGGGTCTGCAAGAATGCTGCTTGTTGCTTCGTTATTATCTGCCATCAGAAGAAGTAACTCTGATTTAACGTTTTCTGTCATTAGTTGTAAAAATCTTCTGCGCAAACTTTCTTTACTGTTCATTTATATGGCTTCATTTGTTGTAATCTGCTGCGTCTCAAGGGATATGTTTATGAGAGCGACCATGAGTGTTTGATTATATACCTAACATATCAAGGGATTAGAAATCGATAAATCCCCATGAACGAAAAAATAAAATACGGCCTGTCGGCTGCCGTTCTGGCGCTGATTGGTGCAGGTGCTTCTGCGCCTGAAATCCTCGACCAGTTTCTGGATGAAAAGGAAGGTAACCACACCACGGCATACCGTGATGGTGCGGGGATCTGGACCATCTGCCGTGGTGCCATTCTGGTGGATGGTAAGCCTGTTATTCCTGGCATGAAGCTGTCAAAGGAAAAATGCGACCGGGTTAATGCCATCGAACGTGACAAGGCGCTGGCATGGGTGGAGAAAAACATCCGGGTGCCGCTGACCGAACCCCAGAAAGCGGGGTGAGGTAGCCTGAGTTTAACGGACACTCCTTCCTGAAATAGAATGGCATCAGAAGGAGCTAATAATGAGCAGAAAAACCCAACGTTACTCTAAAGAGTTCAAAGCCGAAGCTGTCAGAACGGTTCTTGAAAATCAACTTTCGATCAGTGAAGGCGCTTCCCGATTATCTCTTCCTGAAGGCACTTTAGGACAATGGGTTACCGCCGCCAGAAAAGGGCTCGGTACTCCTGGTTCCCGCACGGTGGCTGAACTGGAATCTGAAATTCTGCAACTGCGTAAGGCGTTAAATGAAGCTCGCCTTGAGCGAGATATATTAAAAAAAGCAACAGCGTATTTTGCACAGGAGTCGCTGAAAAATACGCGTTAATCGAACAATGGCGACAACAATTTCCCATTGAAGCGATGTGTCAGGTATTTGGTGTATCCAGGAGCGGTTATTACAACTGGGTACAGCATGAACCCTCAGACAGAAAACAAAGTGATGAGCGGCTAAAACTGGAGATTAAGGTGGCACATATCCGCACTCGCGAAACATATGGAACCCGGCGGCTCCAGACGGAGCTGGCAGAGAATGGCATCATCGTTGGTCGTGACCGACTGGCACGTCTTCGTAAGGAGCTAAGGCTACGCTGTAAGCAGAAACGCAAGTTCAGAGCGACTACGAACTCGAACCACAATCTGCCAGTTGCGCCAAATCTGCTGAACCAGACGTTCGCTCCTACAGCACCAAATCAGGTCTGGGTGGCGGACCTGACGTATGTTGCCACACAGGAGGGATGGTTGTACCTCGCTGGCATCAAAGATGTTTATACGTGCGAAATTGTCGGCTACGCCATGGGAGAGCGCATGACAAAAGAGCTGACAGGTAAAGCCCTGTTTATGGCGCTCAGGAGCCAGCGCCCACCTGCCGGGCTAATCCACCACTCTGATCGAGGTTCACAGTACTGCGCATACGATTACCGGGTCATACAGGAGCAGTTTGGTCTGAAAACATCAATGTCGCGTAAAGGTAACTGTTACGACAACGCTCCGATGGAAAGCTTCTGGGGAACGCTGAAAAATGAGAGCCTGAGCCACTATCGTTTTAATAACCGGGATGAAGCCATCTCAGTAATACGGGAATACATTGAGATTTTCTACAATCGTCAGCGTCGTCACTCTCGTCTGGGGAATATCTCCCCGGCAGCCTTCAGGGAAAAATATCATCAGATGGCTGCTTAAAAAAAGAACAAATGGTAGTGTCCGCTATTGCCAGTACACCTCAGGGATCGCGTCATTCTGTCCGTACAACATTGGCCCCGGTAAGTGCTTCCCGTCGACGTTTTATAAACGAATTAATGCAGGCGATCGAAAAGGTGCCTGTGAGGCGATTCGCTGGTGGATTAAGGACGGTGGCAGAGACTGCCGTATCCGTTCAAATAATTGCTACGGTCAGGTCTCACGGCGTGACCAGGAGAGCGCGCTGGCGTGCTGGGACATCGACAGATAGCAGAATATTTTCCTGAAAAATGACGTTGGCCAACGCGGGTGGATAACACGAAATCCTGAAAACTGGTAAAACCTAAGTGAATAAAAGTAAAAACCCCGTTTGTTGGCAGCAAGCGGGGTTTTGTGTTTTCTGACCTTGAGTAAGGCAAGGGAGAAATTATGGGTAGGGAGGTACTTTCCCTGTGAGGAAGTATAAAAGATTCTTTCTGAGGTTGTCCATTATGAAAGGCATTGAAGTGGAGACGCCAGCCAGTCTGGATTTAACAAGAGCGGCAGCTTTTGCCATTCGTATTGTGGCCATTGCTGTTCTGGTCTGGGCAATCCGTTGGTGGTGATATGAACCGTGTTCTGTGCGTGGTTATCATTGTCCTGCTGGTGGCCTGTGGTGCGCTTAGTCTGGGGCTGAATCATTACCGTGATCACGCCATCATCTACAAAGAGCAGCGCGATAAAAAAGCCAGTGAGCTGGAGCTGGCGAACGCGACAATTACTGATATGCAGATACGCCAGCGTGATGTCGCTGCACTTGATGCCAGATACTCGAGGGAATTAGCCGATGCGAGAGCTGAAAATGAAACTCTGCGTGCTGATGTTGCCGCTGGTCGTAAGCGCCTGCGGATCAACGCCACCTGCTCCGGTACCGTGCGTGAAGCCACCGGCACCTCCGGCGTGGATAATGCAACCGGCCCCCGACTGGCAGACACCGCTGAACGGGATTATTTCATCCTCAGAGAACGGCTGATGGCAATGCAGAAGCAACTGGAAGGAGCACAGGAATATATCCGTACCCAGTGTATACCGTGATGTTTTGTTATGAAGGTGTTACTGGTAACGTTAAGGTAATTTAACAAAGAGTCAGTTCCGGACTTTATAGTGTGCTCAGTTCATGGCCAAAAACGATTTCTGTGATAAATATTTTGAATATTATTTACAGGTAAATGGAGTGGGGCGCATGGATAGAAATATTACAATAGAGTATGAAGTATATGCCCGTATTGTATGGGCAGAGAAGGCAAAAACACGGTAATTCCGTGTGTTGCCATGATACCTGATTGGCAGAATAGTTGTTTGGTTTTGAGTATATAGTCAGCGTTTTTTGTTCAGTAATTGCCCCCTCAAAAAATAATAAAATAAGGTGATTATTTTTGTTTATTATTTAGTTTTTTTGTGTGTTATTTTATTGTTTTTGCGTGGTTTGTTTTTTATTGTTATTTCATTAAGGGAAGGTAAATTCAGGATGGCAGTCTGTAGATAATCGGAGGTCACTTATGCTACATGATCACGTGGCAGAATGTCTGGAGAAAAAAGGACTGTACCGGAGAGCAGCTGAACGATGGGCAAAAGTGATGGTACAGCTAAGTGATGACCAGAAAAGAAAAGTGGCGGCACAGAAACGAGCAGAGTGTTTGCGTAAGGCGCGCCGGACTCCGGTTTCACCGGTGAACCTGACCGAAATAAAACAAGCGGTCAACAGACTACATTCTGAGTTGGGAATGGGATTTGAAGAGCGGCGGGTATTCCGACGATATAAAGGGACAGGAGAACAGAATACGTCCGGAAACGCGCGGTCAAAAAAATGCTAAAAAATATCTGAGAGAGTTATTGCCTGTTACCATAAGAAAAAGCGACTTTAGTGGTCGCTTTTTGTGTCATATATAAGTCGTTTAAGTAAACCTGTCTGAACAGGTGCTCTGGTCGTGTTTGTCTTTGTTGGGTACAAATTGAGAATATTTTTCATTAATTAATCTTCTTCTGCAGGCTTCAATAACCCACGCTGAAAAATTTTCTGAACCTTTCTGGTCAAGAGCGATGTTAATTTGTTCAATCATCTGGTTTGGAAATCGGATGTTGCGGGTTGTTGTTCTGCGGGTCCGGTTTTTCGGTGACATTTTCTTTCCTCTGGTGACAAGTTATATGGCGAGGATTTTACATGGCCGTGCTTCGTACGTTACCGGGCAGAATCAAAACTCTGAACACCCGGCGGGTGAATGTCCTGAAGGGTGAACAGCGTCGGGTCAGTGGTAGTGCCCGGGTTTCCCTCAAGCGCCGTATCTGGCTCAGGGATGCCGGGCAGTGCTGTCTCTGTGGTCGTGTGGTTGACCTCTGTGACAGTGAACTCGATCACCGAATTGCACTTCAGTTCGGTGGTGGTAATGAGGAGACGAATCTCTGGACGCTCTGTACCGAATGCCATCGCCAGAAGTCAGTCAGTGAAACGGCGAGTGGTATGCCGGACCCGACGCTGCCGGAGGTGTCCGGAGGTCATGGCAGGGCAGACGATATCATCGGACTGTGACCCGCCCCGGGGGGGGGATCATCCGGCGAAAAAACGATCGCCCCGGACACCGCCCCCGTCTCATGCAGAGAAAAAATTCCTGTTTCAGGCCAGTTAACATGTTAACTGGCTGCCCGGGCATTTTTTCGGTTTTTATCTTTATTATTCAGTTTGTTGTGCGAAAAAAATGTTAACTGGCTTTTTCAGCAAATGTTAACCAGGCAGCAGTTAACATTTGCGGCATGAGACGCCGGGAAAAATGGGCTGAACCATACCCGGCTGAGTGCGTTATGGACCCGGGAGGAGGCTGTGCTGACAACGCAAAAACGAAAATTTGCGCTGGCGCTCATGTCCGGGAAAAACAAAACAGCGTCAGCCATTGCCGCTGGTTATTCGGCGAAGACCGCCAGGGTTAAAGGCTCGCAGCTGGCAAAAGATCCGGAGGTGCTTGCGTTTATAGCCCGTAAACAATGCGAGACGGTGGAGGTGGATGAGGTTCCTGTTTACCGGCAGAAAAAATCAGAGCAGGAGGATAAACCCCGTCGCCGTGAGGCGGCTGCAATACCACAGCCGGACGAAAACAATCCGGAGATGCCACCGTCCGCGGTGATGTCTCCTGGTATTGAATATATGGAGGATGGTCTTCCCGATCCGGTGAAAGCGATGGGGCGTCTTCTGGTGGAGAACATTAATACCGACCCCAGGCTGGCGCTGGATGCGGCTTATAAGCTGGCGCAGTTCACGCACCATAAAAAAGGGGATGCCGGTAAAAAATCGGCAAAAGGTGACGCGGCGAAAAAAGCGGCTAACCGTTTTGCGGTGCCACCACCACCCCGCCTGGTGGTGAATAATGATAATGAGGGCAACGGATGATACCTGTGTGGAGCACGGCCTGCCCGGACTGGGCAGAGCGCCTGAAAAAGGGGCTGTCGATTATTCCGGCTCCGATTTATCCGGACCAGGCTGCACATGCACTGGCGATTTTTAAACAACTGCGAATTGTGGATGCACCGGGTAGCCCGACATTCGGGGAGTCCTGTGCACCGTGGGTGTTTGACCTGGTGGCGGCCCTGTTTGGCTCCTACGATGCGCAGACCGGTGTTCGCCATATCAAGGAAGTGTTTATCCTTATCCCCAAGAAAAACAGTAAGTCCACGCTGGCTGCGGGGATCATGATGACGGCGCTGTTACTGAACTGGCGGCAGGCGGCGGGCTACACCATTCTGGCCCCGACCGTGGAGGTGGCGGCTAACGCCTTCAACCCTGCCAGGGATATGGTACGACGGGACGATGATCTGGATGACCTCTGTCAGGTGCAGACACATATCCGGACCATCACCCATCGGGTGACGGACACCACCCTGAAGGTGGTGGCAGCCGATCCGAATACGGTGTCCGGTATCAAGTCCGTGGGGACACTGATTGATGAACTGTGGCTGTTTGGCAAGCAGTACAAGGCGGAAGACATGCTACGTGAAGCCATCGGCGGGCTTGCCTCCCGTCCGGAAGGGTTTGTGGTGTATACGACCACCCAGTCGAATGAACCGCCCGCCGGGGTGTTCAGACAGAAACTGCAGTATGCCCGGGATGTCCGTGACGGCAAAATTCATGATCCGCACTTTCTGCCGGTGATTTTTGAGCATCCTCCTGAAATGGTGGAAAGCGGGGCTCACCTGCTGATGGAAAACCTCGCCATGGTTAACCCGAATCTCGGTTATTCGGTGGATGAGGCCTTTCTGTACCGGGAGTACCGTAAAGCCCGGGAGGCTGGTGAGGAAGCATTTCGTGGCTTCATGTCAAAACACGCCAATGTGGAAATCGGTCTTGCCCTGCGTTCTGACCGCTGGGCGGGCGCGGATTTCTGGGAGCAGCAGGGCAGGCGCGTCAGCCTGGACGATATCCTGCAGCGCGCTGATGTGGTGACGGTGGGGATTGACGGCGGGGGCCTGGATGATCTGCTGGGAATGTACGTGACTGGCCGTGACAGGGAAACCCGCGAATGGCTGGGCTGGGGCCATGCCTGGGCGCATGAAACCGCGGTGGTCAGACGGAAGAGTGAGGCATCCCGGTTTCAGGATTTTGTGGCCTGTGGAGACATGACGATTGTCCGTCGGGTCGGGGATGACACGGCGGAAGTGGCGGAGTATGTGCGTCGTATTCATGAGGCTGAGTGAGGTAGCCTGAGTTTAACGGACACTCCTTCCTGAAATAGAATGGCATCAGAAGGAGCTAATAATGAGCAGAAAAACCCAACGTTACTCTAAAGAGTTCAAAGCCGAAGCTGTCAGAACGGTTCTTGAAAATCAACTTTCGATCAGTGAAGGCGCTTCCCGATTATCTCTTCCTGAAGGCACTTTAGGACAATGGGTTACCGCCGCCAGAAAAGGGCTCGGTACTCCTGGTTCCCGCACGGTGGCTGAACTGGAATCTGAAATTCTGCAACTGCGTAAGGCGTTAAATGAAGCTCGCCTTGAGCGAGATATATTAAAAAAAGCAACAGCGTATTTTGCACAGGAGTCGCTGAAAAATACGCGTTAATCGAACAATGGCGACAACAATTTCCCATTGAAGCGATGTGTCAGGTATTTGGTGTATCCAGGAGCGGTTATTACAACTGGGTACAGCATGAACCCTCAGACAGAAAACAAAGTGATGAGCGGCTAAAACTGGAGATTAAGGTGGCACATATCCGCACTCGCGAAACATATGGAACCCGGCGGCTCCAGACGGAGCTGGCAGAGAATGGCATCATCGTTGGTCGTGACCGACTGGCACGTCTTCGTAAGGAGCTAAGGCTACGCTGTAAGCAGAAACGCAAGTTCAGAGCGACTACGAACTCGAACCACAATCTGCCAGTTGCGCCAAATCTGCTGAACCAGACGTTCGCTCCTACAGCACCAAATCAGGTCTGGGTGGCGGACCTGACGTATGTTGCCACACAGGAGGGATGGTTGTACCTCGCTGGCATCAAAGATGTTTATACGTGCGAAATTGTCGGCTACGCCATGGGAGAGCGCATGACAAAAGAGCTGACAGGTAAAGCCCTGTTTATGGCGCTCAGGAGCCAGCGCCCACCTGCCGGGCTAATCCACCACTCTGATCGAGGTTCACAGTACTGCGCATACGATTACCGGGTCATACAGGAGCAGTTTGGTCTGAAAACATCAATGTCGCGTAAAGGTAACTGTTACGACAACGCTCCGATGGAAAGCTTCTGGGGAACGCTGAAAAATGAGAGCCTGAGCCACTATCGTTTTAATAACCGGGATGAAGCCATCTCAGTAATACGGGAATACATTGAGATTTTCTACAATCGTCAGCGTCGTCACTCTCGTCTGGGGAATATCTCCCCGGCAGCCTTCAGGGAAAAATATCATCAGATGGCTGCTTAAAAAAAGAACAAATGGTAGTGTCCGCTATTGCCAGTACACCTCAGAGTTACTGGATCATATCGGTATTGACCCGTCAGGTGTGGGGCAGATTCTGGATTCACTGGCGGAAGCCGGGATCCCCGATGAGAGTGTGGTGGGGATAAGCCAGGGCTGGAAGCTGGGCGGGGCCATCAAAACCACCGAGCGCAAACTGGCTGAAGGGGTGCTGATTCACGGTGATCAGCCCCTGATGGCCTGGTGTGTCGGTAATGCCCGGGTGGAGCCTAAAGGTAACGCCATTCTTATCACCAAACAGGCCAGCGGACGGGGAAAAATTGACCCGCTGATGGCGCTCTTCAATGCGGTGTCCCTGATGTCCCTGAATCCGGAACCGAAAAAGAAAGCGTATGAGGTTTTTTTCATATAACCCTGCTCACCCTGTAACCATCATGAACCGCTGCGGCGGTTTTTTTATTTTCAGGAGGCTGATGTGACTCTTAAACGGGCCTGTTCCCTGCTGACGGTGAAATCCTTCAGTGAGGATGAACGGGTGATCACCGGGATTGCGTCAACGCCTTCTCCGGATCGGGATGGTGACATCCTGGAGCCGGAGGGGGCAGGCAGCCTGTCTGAATACCAGGAATATGCGCAGGACTTTATTGATTACCTGCGTCCGCAGACCATTATCGGGCGATTTGGTCAGGGCGGGATCCCTGCACTTCGTCAGGTGCCGTTCAATATCCGCGTGCATGCCCAGGTGTCCGGTGGTGCTGCCGGCTGGGTGGGTGAGGGTAAGGCCAGACCCCTGACGAAGTTTGATTTTGAATCCATCACCTTCAGTCATGCGAAAGTGTCGGCCATTGCGGTACTGACGGAAGAATTGATCCGTTTTTCCAGTCCGGCTGCTGATGCACTGGTCCGTAATGCGCTGGCGGAAGCGGTGGTGGCGCGTCTGGACACAGACTTTGTGGACCCGAAAAAAGCGGCGGTGGCGGATGTCTCCCCGGCGTCCATCACCCATGATGTGAAGGGCACGGCATCAACCGGTAACCCGGATGCGGATGCCGAGGCCGCGTTTGGCCAGTTTGTGACGGCAAATCTGCAGCCCACCGGTGCGGTCTGGCTGATGTCCAGCACGAATGCCCTGGCGCTGTCCATGCGTAAAAATGCGCTGGGACAGAAGGAATATCCGGACATGACCCTGCTGGGCGGGACCTTCCAGGGGCTGCCGGTGATTGTCTCCCAGTATGTGGGTGACCAGCTGGTACTGGTGAATGCACCGGATATTTATCTGGCTGATGACGGCGGTGTGGCGGTGGATATGTCCCGTGAAGCGTCACTGGAGATGCAGTCTGAACCGACCAGCGACAGCAGCACACCGTCACCGGTGGAACTGGTCTCCATGTTTCAGACCGGCAGCGTGGCCATCCGTGCGGAGCGCTGGATCAACTGGCGTCGTCGCCGTACCGCGGCAGTGGCGGTGATCACCGGTGTGAACTACGGAACTGCGTCCGGTGGCTGAGTCTGATGAGGAGGGCGGGAGGCGCGAGCTTCCCGCAGTAACAGATGGCAAAAATCCAGTATCTGCAGGGCACGCATGATGCCCGGGCCGGGGATATCCGTGATGTGGCACAGCCGTGTGCGGAGGTGCTGGTTCGCCTGGGGAAGGCGGAGTACATCACAGCGCGACGTCCGGCAGGTCAGAAAAAGAAACGTGATGCGGAGCATGGCGAATGTGGAACCTTTTGCGGCGAACCCGAAAAAACCAGAAATCAGGACGTGACGTAAGAGAAGTGGGCTGGCGGTCCCTGTTTCAGGCGGTGGCTGAGCCTTTTGCCGGTGCCTGGCAGCAGGGTGTGAAAGCCGATCCGGAAACCGTTTTGTCCTTTCACGCGGTGTTTTCATGCATTTCGCTGATATCCCAGGATATTGCCAAAATGCGGCTTCGCCTGATGCAGACTGATGTACAGGGAATACGTCGGGAAAAGCGGCAGGGAGATACTGCCCGTCTCTGTCGTCGTCCTAATGCGCAGCAGAATCGCATCCAGTTTTTTGAACTGTGGCTGAATTCCAAATTGCGTCACGGCAATACGGTGGTGCTGAAAATCCGCAACCCCCGGGGGCAGATCAAAGAACTGCGTATTCTGGACTGGAACCGGGTTGAACCTCTGGTGGCGGATGACGGCGACGTGTTCTACCGCATCACGCCGGACCGGAACTGTGGGATCACAGAGTCGGTGACGGTGCCTGCCCGGGAGGTGATCCACGACCGTTTTAACTGTTTTTTTCATCCGCTTGTGGGGCTGCCGCCGGTGTATGCCGCAGGACTGGCCGCCATGCAGGGGCATCATATTCAGGCAAATTCGACGTATTTTTTCAGAAATGGCGGGCGACCATCAGGCGTGATTGAGGTCCCCGGCAGTATTACGGAAGAAAACGCGAAAAAACTGAAGGGGAACTGGGACAGCGGATATACGGGCGAAAATGCCGGGAAGACGGCCATACTGAGCAACGGGGCAAAATACAGCCCCACGACGTTTTCACCGGTGGATGCGCAGACGGTGGAACAACTGAAAATGACGGCTGAAATTGTCTGTTCGGTGTTCCGTGTCCCGGCCTACAAGATTGGCGTTGGCCACCCGCCTTCCAGTGACAACGTGGAGGCGCTGGAGCAGCAGTATTATTCCCAGTGTCTGCAGACGCTGATTGAGTCCATTGAGCTGTTACTGGATGAGGCGCTGGAAACGGGGGAAAACGAGAGCACGGAGTTTGACGTCACCACGCTGCTGAGAATGGACAGCGAACGGCGCATGAAAACACTGGGTGAATCGGTGAAAAATACGCTTCTCACGCCCAATGAGGCCCGTAAACGTGAGAACCTGCCGCCCCTTGCCGGCGGTGATGCACTGTATCTTCAGCAGCAGAACTACAGTCTGGAGGCGCTGTCCCGTCGTGATGCCCGTGAGGACCCGTTCGCGTCGGCCGGGAAAACAGTTTCAGCACAACTGCCTGACGGCGCATCTGACGGTAATAAGGCAATCAGTGAAACAGAGCATGATGCAGTGAAAGCGATGTTCAGGGGGATACTGAGAAAATGACGGAACGGGAACTGTCCATTATTCGTGCACTGGGCGAAGAATTCTCCACGGTGCTGGCGGATTTACAGCGCACATTTGAGGAGAAGATGGCCGCGCAGGCACAAGCGTTTGAAGAGAAACTGGCTTCCCTGTCGGCGGTATTACAGAAGCATGTGACGGTGGATGAGGTACATCCGGTTCTGCAGGCGATGGTGGATGACGCTGTGGGGACCATTCCGGTACCGCGTGATGGTCGTGATTATGATCCGGATGTACTGCAGCAGGCGGTGAATGATGCGGTTGCGAATATTCCGGTACCGGCGGACGGCAAAAGTATCACCCCCGATGATGTGCGTCCGATGCTTGAGCAGATGGTGAAAGAGGCTGTAAGCCATATCCCTGCTCCGCGTGACGGTCGTGATTATGATCCGGAAGTACTGAAGCAGGCGGTGAATGATGCGGTTGCGAATATTCCGGTACCGGCGGACGGCAAAAGTATCACCCCCGATGATGTGCGTCCGATGCTTGAGCAGATGGTGAAAGAGGCTGTAAGCCATATCCCTGCTCCGCGTGACGGTCGTGATTATGATCCGGAAGTACTGAAGCAGGCGGTGAATGATGCGGTTGCGAATATTCCGGTACCGGCGGACGGCAAAAGTATTACCCCCGATGATGTGCGTCCGATGCTTGAACAGATGGTGAAAGAGGCGGTAAGCCATATTCCTGTTCCGCGTGATGGTCGTGACTATGATCCCGATGTTCTGCAGAAGGCTGTGAGGTAGCCTGAGTTTAACGGACACTCCTTCCTGAAATAGAATGGCATCAGAAGGAGCTAATAATGAGCAGAAAAACCCAACGTTACTCTAAAGAGTTCAAAGCCGAAGCTGTCAGAACGGTTCTTGAAAATCAACTTTCGATCAGTGAAGGCGCTTCCCGATTATCTCTTCCTGAAGGCACTTTAGGACAATGGGTTACCGCCGCCAGAAAAGGGCTCGGTACTCCTGGTTCCCGCACGGTGGCTGAACTGGAATCTGAAATTCTGCAACTGCGTAAGGCGTTAAATGAAGCTCGCCTTGAGCGAGATATATTAAAAAAAGCAACAGCGTATTTTGCACAGGAGTCGCTGAAAAATACGCGTTAATCGAACAATGGCGACAACAATTTCCCATTGAAGCGATGTGTCAGGTATTTGGTGTATCCAGGAGCGGTTATTACAACTGGGTACAGCATGAACCCTCAGACAGAAAACAAAGTGATGAGCGGCTAAAACTGGAGATTAAGGTGGCACATATCCGCACTCGCGAAACATATGGAACCCGGCGGCTCCAGACGGAGCTGGCAGAGAATGGCATCATCGTTGGTCGTGACCGACTGGCACGTCTTCGTAAGGAGCTAAGGCTACGCTGTAAGCAGAAACGCAAGTTCAGAGCGACTACGAACTCGAACCACAATCTGCCAGTTGCGCCAAATCTGCTGAACCAGACGTTCGCTCCTACAGCACCAAATCAGGTCTGGGTGGCGGACCTGACGTATGTTGCCACACAGGAGGGATGGTTGTACCTCGCTGGCATCAAAGATGTTTATACGTGCGAAATTGTCGGCTACGCCATGGGAGAGCGCATGACAAAAGAGCTGACAGGTAAAGCCCTGTTTATGGCGCTCAGGAGCCAGCGCCCACCTGCCGGGCTAATCCACCACTCTGATCGAGGTTCACAGTACTGCGCATACGATTACCGGGTCATACAGGAGCAGTTTGGTCTGAAAACATCAATGTCGCGTAAAGGTAACTGTTACGACAACGCTCCGATGGAAAGCTTCTGGGGAACGCTGAAAAATGAGAGCCTGAGCCACTATCGTTTTAATAACCGGGATGAAGCCATCTCAGTAATACGGGAATACATTGAGATTTTCTACAATCGTCAGCGTCGTCACTCTCGTCTGGGGAATATCTCCCCGGCAGCCTTCAGGGAAAAATATCATCAGATGGCTGCTTAAAAAAAGAACAAATGGTAGTGTCCGCTATTGCCAGTACACCTCACCCGTTACAGCGATACCCGCTGGCATGAAGATTCCGTGCGTAACCGCTGGTTCAGCGTGATGGCGGGGCCCTCTGTGCGCGTGAATGAATGGTTCAGCGCGTATGCGATGGCGGGTGTGGCTTACAGCCGTGTGTCGACTTTCTCCGGGGATTATCTTCGCGTAACTGACAACAAGGGGAAAACGCACGATGTGCTGACCGGAAGTGATGACGGTCGCCACAGCGACACCTCTCTGGCGTGGGGAGCTGGCGTGCAGTTTAACCCGACCGAATCCGTGGCCATTGATATTGCTTATGAAGGTTCCGGCAGTGGCGACTGGCGCACTGACGGCTTCATCGTGGGTGTCGGCTATAAATTCTGATTAGCCAGGTAACACAGTGTTATGACAGCCCGCCGGTTCAGGCGGGCTTTTTTGTGGGGTGAATATGGCAGTAAAGATTTCAGGTGTACTGAAAGACGGCACAGGAAAACCGGTACAGAACTGCACAATCCAGCTGAAAGCAAAACGTAACAGTACCACTGTGGTGGTGAACACGCTGGCCTCAGAAAATCCGGATGAAGCCGGGCGTTACAGCATGGACGTTGAGTACGGTCAGTACAGCGTCATTCTGTTGGTGGAAGGATTCCCGCCGTCACATGCCGGGACCATCACCGTGTATGAAGATTCTCAACCGGGGACGCTGAATGATTTTCTCGGTGCCATGTCGGAGGATGACGTCCGTCCGGAGGCACTGCGTCGTTTTGAACTGATGGTGGAAGAAGCAGCGCGTCACGCAGAGGAGGCGAAGAAGAATGCCGGAGAAGCAGAGACGTCCGCGAGGAATGCCGGCATATCAGCCAGTAAGGCGGAAGCGAGCGCCGCAAATGCTGATACTTCAGCAGAGGAGGCATCGGAGTCAGCCCGGCAGGCGGCAGAAAGTGCAGCCGCTGCAAAGCAGTCAGAGGAGGCGTCCTCGTCCTCGGCCTCTGCGGCCGCTCAAAAAGCCAGTGAGTCATTACAAAGTGCAGCAGAAGCTGAATTGTCAAGAAAGACGGCAGAAAGTGCAGCCGGTAATGCAGCCAGGGATGCAACGACCGCAACAGAAAAAGCCCGGGAGTCAGCAGAAAGCGCACAGTCAGCGGAACAAAGCAGGATAGCGGCGGAAGAGGCCGTAAACCGAATCCCCACCGTGGTGGGACCTCCCGGGCCAAAGGGGGAACAGGGGCCCGCGGGTCCTCAGGGGCCGAAGGGTGATAAGGGAGAGCGCGGTGACACCGGCCCTGTCGGGGCAACCGGCGAACGGGGACCGGCAGGTGATGCTGGTCCGGCAGGCCCGCAGGGGCCGAAAGGTGACAGGGGAGAGCGGGGAGAGACCGGTCTGACGGGAAATGCAGGTCCACAGGGTCCAAAGGGAGATACCGGTGCGGCAGGCCCGGCAGGCCCACAGGGACCGAAAGGAGAAACAGGTGCGGCTGGCCCGGTGGGGGCAACCGGACCTCAGGGACCGAAGGGCGACCCGGGGGAGACACAAATCTGTTTTCGTCTGGGGCCGGGAAACATTATTGAGACAAACAGCCATGGCTGGTTCCCGGATACAGATGGTGCGCTCATCACCGGACTGACCTTTCTTGCCCCAAAGATGCCACACGGGTTCAGGGTTTTTTTCAGCATTTGCAGGTCAGGTTTGGTGACGGGCCGTGGCAGGATGTTAAGGGGCTGGATGAAGTGGGCAGTGATACAGGCAGAACAGGAGAATGACATGAATATACTAAAAAAACTTATGCAGCGTCTGTGTGGTTGCGGAAAGCATGATGACTGTGAACACGTGCAGTCGCTTACAGCACAACTGCGACTGGGGCCAGCAGACATCCTGGAGTCAGATGAGAATGGTATTATCCCGGAGCAGGACAGGGTAATCACGCAGGTGGTGATACTGGATGCGGATAAAAAGCAGATACAGTGTGTGGTAAGACCGCTGCAAATCCTGCGTGCTGACGGGACGTGGGAAAATATTGGCGGGATGAAGTAACCCGACAGCTTCACAAAACCGGAGTCCGGCTCCGGTTTTTGTTGTCATGTCAGGTGGATGTTTGTTAGGAATGTTCAGACAGGTTTATTTTGAATTTACACAGAATCCTAAACAGGTTCGAAAATTAAGAAAGAGGTTGTATGTTTAGCATAAGAACCCTACTACCTATTAGCGCCAGCGTATCAGTTCCGACAAAACAATCTCAATCCATCCCAATAACTTTAGCAGGGAGAACAATCGAAAAAGCGCAAGAGAAAGAAGGATTACTTGTTTTTTTAGGAATGAAATCCGTTAATGACTATACTCTTAATATTCTTGGCCAAAATGTTTCAAGAGTCACAACGGGGAAAAAACCGTATGATTTATTATTCCTGAATGATGCTACAAAACAAGATTTTGATGAAAGGAAAATGGAGTTTACATATCCTGGAGCAAATAAAAGCCATCTACAATCAAGTAATAGCGATGTTGTTGCTGCTGCAGCTATAAGTATTACAGCGACAGAGATGAAAACCATCCTGCCAGATGATTTAACACCAGGAAAATACAAAAAAATTTATCTGTCTGGGGATGGTTCTGCTGGTCTACCACTTCTTAAGTGTGGAGATGAATTTTTATCGCCGACAGATATTGTCGACCGCATTGTTCAACATAATCTTCATGAGATTGATGATATCAGATTAACATCCTGTAACTCAGCCAACATATTAAAAAACAAAGACTTCTCTCCTGATGAAATAGAGAAATCCGCAAATATGAATAACGGCTGGTTGGCTAGGGCATTATTTGGTCAAAAGAGTTCTTTAGCAGAACACGTCTATGCCGAGTTTGAACGTCGCGGAATTAACGTTTCTATATCAGGTTACCATGGCACTGGCGTTTTTTATGTACCAGAGCATGGTAAACCAACAACACATCTACGCTCCACAACTGTGCCTGCAACACCTGAACATACTGTAAGAAGAAGCGACTACAGAGCCACTTTGGGTAGAACTCAACCCATAGATATTGAGTAATTGAGCCAGCATATACACTTGATGGTTAGGAAACAGAATCATTGTTTTAAACATTTCCTGGCCATTAATATTGTCGGCGGGAGCATATCCAGGACTGGCCGGCAAACCGGGAACGCGATCTGTTGCCATGGAAAGTTGATCTGAGCGCTCAGTAAATATCAATACGGTTCTGGCGAGCCGCTTACGATGCATGAGAATCACTAATAGTATGTAATTATTACATTTTATTTACAATGCTGTTTCTGTTGGTCTGCATCCATAATTATGAAATGCTGACTTATGGTGTCAAAATAACACATATTCCTTTCAATAATCATTTCTTTTACTATCTTTTCCCTACTGAGAGGGTGGGGTAGATGTTCTCTTGTGAGATTCATGAATGCAGACTTATCATAAAGAGTGCATATGTTGGAGTTCAGTGCGTTCTTGACAAAAACCCCTTTTTCTGGAACGCATAATGTTATTGGGCACTTAAGAAATTGTGTGTCGCAAGAGAATTCATCAGGATTTACAACAAATGAATGAGAATGGATTTTATTTTTAAGGGCGTTTTCGGCCCCTTTTTTCCATCCTATATTTGAAGATAATTGAAGCATAAAATCCTGAGATATTTGTGCAAAACTTCGTCCGTTGTTGATCTGCTGTTCCAGGTTGCGAGCAATAGTGTTTTGTCTCGCCATAAATATGGAGAAATGATTACTGCATACAGGATTTACTGTAAAACCATTGACTGATTCGATATAACGGATATCCATTTTATAACGTTCTTTTATGATTACAGTATCATTTTGATTTTGCTGCACAATATAACGTAAAGATGCTAGCTCATTCTCAGGTAAGATACTGCCTGCTGTGAAGTTTAAAAAGATAGGCATGTTTTTTTCTGTAATACAAGTCGATTGTTTGTGATTTCGCGCTGTAGGTATATTATCATTCATATTTAACTTCCTAAAGTATGACCTCGTAGGGAGATAAATGCAATGCTTAAAGGTAGATTGAAATGATAAATTAGCGCTTGGTAAATCCAGAATTTCATAAAGAGAGAGGTGGTGTTTTTTCATAGCGCTGAGATGTAAGTTGCAACATGTATTATATGCAAGAGAATAGGGAGTACTGGATACATTAACTCTATGTAATCCATTCAAGATATTAATGCAATTGAAATAATTGACATAAAATATTGCATAGGTGAGGTTTATTGCTCAGAAGATGGAGTTATCGATGCAGAAACTGGAAGAACTGCGGCAGCGATAGCGCAGGTCGATTGCAATGACGAGATTTATCAGCGCCAGCGTGGGATAAAAGAGAATCTGAGCAGTCTGGAGAATTTGAAATCGGTTAGGGATTTCATACTAGAATAATAGGATCCGCGGCACGTCGTATGAAAGAACTTACCGCTGTTGGCTGGTGAACTTTTAGATAGTGTGAGTATTGAATGATTTCCAGCCGTTACTGATTTTACTCGTTAATTAGCGAACAAACCACTCGTCAGCAGACTCCCAGGTATCTTTCAGCGTCTCCTGAACAAAAGTTTTTGCAGAATCTTTATCGGCGGTGCGAGTAACTGAAAGGCCATCGTTGCTGGTGGATTTGATGATCACTTCTACATCGTCATAACGTTTACTGACACGTCGCAGCATTTCTTGTTGCAGGGCAGGAACAGAACCTTTTGGCATTTTGTTGATTTTGGCTGCGGGGTATCTGTGGGGCATATATGGGACATAAAAAGGCCTCAAATAAACAGCAAAATCGAGATTAGGGATTTTTAGAAAAAATACAACCATCTGAAAAAACTTAGAAAACACCCAAAAACCCACAGAATAGTAAAAAACATCTATGAATTATGGATTTCCAGTTATATTCGCTCGGCGCAGCGTTAGTGTTTCATGAAATATTTTTTCCTGAATCATCAACGGCAATGGCGTTAATTTTGGCAATGGGAACCTACGGTGCAGGTTATGTGGCGCGTATTGTCGGAGCATTTATTTTCGGCAAAATGGGCGACAGAATAGGGCGTAAAAAAGTGCTCTTTATTACCATCACCATGATGGGGATCTGTACCACCTTAATTGGTGTGTTACCGACCTATGCACAGATTGGTGTTTTTGCCCCCATCTTGCTGGTGACGCTGCGTATTATTCAGGGGTTGGGTGCAGGTGCGGAAATTTCCGGTGCCGGTACGATGCTGGCGGAATATGCACCAAAAGGTAAGCGCGGAATTATCTCCTCATTTGTAGCTATGGGAACTAACTGCGGAACCTTGAGCGCAACGGCAATCTGGGCCTTTATGTTCTTCATTCTCAGTAAAGAGGAACTGCTGGCGTGGGGATGGCGTATACCGTTCCTGGCGAGCGTTGTCGTGATGGTCTTTGCTATCTGGTTACGTATGAATCTGAAAGAAAGCCCGGTCTTTGAGAAGGTTAATGACAGCAACCAACCCACAGCAAAACCTGCACCTGCTGGTAGCATGTTCCAGAGCAAATCCTTCTGGCTGGCAACAGGGCTGCGTTTTGGTCAGGCGGGTAACTCCGGGTTAATTCAGACTTTCCTTGCAGGCTATTTAGTGCAGACGTTATTGTTTAACAAAGCAATTCCAACAGATGCATTGATGATTAATTCGATTCTCGGCTTTATGACCATTCCGTTCCTTGGTTGGTTATCCGATAAAATTGGTCGCCGGATCCCGTATATTATTATGAATACCTCCGCGATTGTGCTGGCATGGCCAATGCTTTCTATCATTGTAGATAAAAGCTATGCCCCGAGCACCATTATGGTTGCACTGATTGTGATTCATAACTGTGCGGTGCTGGGATTATTTGCTCTGGAAAACATTACCATGGCAGAAATGTTCGGCTGTAAAAACCGCTTTACCCGGATGGCTATTTCTAAAGAAATTGGTGGTCTTATCGCTTCCGGTTTTGGTCCTATCCTGGCGGGTATTTTCTGCACCATGACGGAATCCTGGTATCCGATCGCCATTATGATCATGGCATATTCAGTAATTGGTTTAATCTCTGCGCTGAAAATGCCAGAGGTGAAAGACCGTGATTTAAGTGCGCTGGAAGACGCTGCGGAAGATCAACCGCGTGTTGTAAGAGCTGCGCAACCTTCCAGAAGTCTGTAA